CGTTGCGTACATCAGCGGAACATCCGCTTTGTAGTTGGTCGAGTCAGACAGCACAGCGTTGGAGATGTGCGGATCATCACGGTCCTGGCACTTAAGCACCAGTTGATCGAGGATCCAGTTGTTGTAGCTGAACTTCTTACGGCTCGAACGCTCCACCATGATCTTGGCGTAGTACGAGGACAGCGCCACACGGTCAGGCGACACCTTACGAATCGGCAAGTCCGACCGCTGCTTACGCATGCGGTAGTTGGTACCGTTGTAGAGGAACGTGCCGTCTTCCTTGATCACAGGGATCGGGATGCGTACGGTCGAGGACACACCGACAGCTGGGGTGAATTTCACGATGTGGGTCTCACGATCGTTCACCGCGTCAGTGTAGCGGTCCACCGAATAGCCGGTGATGGAAACCGCCCCGCGCTGCATGGAGCTTACGCAACGCATGATGTCCTTCTTCAAGACCTTGGTGATGTACTGACGTTCCATCGCATCGACGCGGGACAATGCCAGCGACTTATCGAGGACCACGTCGTCGTTGGTCAACTGGTCGGGCTCAATGAGCACGTCCTTGTCATCCAACTGCATCGCCTCTTCGAACGTACCTTCGCCACCGTAAGGGTTTGGCAAGGACTTGTATACGTCAGACAGACGGACCAGACGACGGTGTTCGCCAGGAGTCAGCAGACCCTTACCGGCCAGTTCATCGGCCTTCTGGATAACCGCCTCGCCTTCCTTCGCAGGAACCCCACGCTGACTGAGCGCGTCGATGTCGATGGTCTTGACGTCAATGGAATCACCATCTTCATCAACCATCTCAACATCGGCGAACGAGTCCTTGAGCCTATCCAGTTCCTCGAGCTCTTTCTCAAGAGCCGCGAGTTCGGCATCGTCGTCAAGCAACTCTTCCGACACGAGGTTCTGGTCCTCGTCACCCACGCCAAAGTCAAGGTTATCGAGAGCAGCCTCATCGATAGTCTCAACAGTCACCTCAGGTTCGGCAACCACGGCTGCGGCCGTCTCGGTAGCGATCGGGGAGGTGGCTTGGTGGATCAGCGTCAAAAGCTTCAGCACGCGCAGGCTGAACATCACCGGATCGAGACCCTTAGCCGCAGCCTTTTGCGCAGCCTTGAGCTCTTTCTTCTCTTCCTCGGTGAGGTTCGGATCCTTCTCGTCGAACTCGATCTTCTCGGAGCGCATGGCGTTCAGCCAGCCGAGGTTGATCACAACCCAGCCGTTCAAACGACGTACGATCAAATTGACCTTGTCGTAGTGCGCAGGATCGATGATGTTCATCAAACTGTTCTGGCGTTTCTCACCAGCCCAGATGAAGAGATCAGCCACCGCCTTGAGTTCCGGAGTACGGAACTTGGCAAGCGTATTCTGATCCTGACGGTCACGATACTCACGCAGGTTACCCAGCGCAGGCATCACGTTCGGCAGGTTGATCTCGATGAACTGTTGACGACGAGATTCAGCACCGTACTTGTTGACGTTGCTGTATACCTCAGCCATCACGTTGCGCCACATGTACCAGCTGGCGCGGAACGACATCGGGTACTTGACCAGATGGGAGAGCATCGAGTAGTTGATCACTACAGTCGAACGATCATCGCGCTCCAGCCGGTCGATACGGCGCAGCGGACGGAACGCCCGGTTACGACGACGCCAGTCAGTCACCATCATGTCTGCGTTGCTGAAGGTTTTCTGCGGGTTACCTACCGGATCGGTATACCGGGTGAGGTTGTCCACGTAAACCAGCGCATTGCTGTTGAGGAAGATCTGATCCGACGCCTGCGGTCCGACAGTAACACCGTCGACCGTCACGTAATGCAGGATCGAGAACTTCGGTAGTTGGAGACGGGCCAGCGGATAGACCACCGGCGCCGTGAAGTGAGTGTTACGGAATAGAGTGAACCGCAGTTTGTATTGCGGCAGCTGGAGCATTTCGGACATGGTCAAATCGTCCCGTCAGGTTGCGGATGACAAGTTCGGAGGTGTCGTAAACAACACTTGCCCGAGGTTCGCCAGATGGGGTTACCCACGCAGCACGGGTCTTCAGGTAATTCGCCGTTTCCTCCAGCGATTCCTTCACCATGATGGTGGTAGCAGAACCGGTGTCGCCGTCGAAGTCGGCACCCAGGCCGCCCAGCCGGGACGGGTGAGGGGATTCGGAGTCGTGGTACGTGGTCAGCCCAAACTTCGGGAATTCCACAGCCAGGAATTGATCATCGCCTTCCACGACCTGCCAGTTCTCATCGAGCTCACGACGGATCTCACCAACAGAGGTGGACTTGACGTAGAGTCGGGATGGGTAGGTCGAGTCGTCACCAGTAATCGGGTAACGAACGATGTCGGTGAAGTAGTTACTCCACTTGCTGTAGCCGCAGAGGTAGAGGAGCTCCATCAACGTCATCGGGTGGACGGCTTCTTTATCGAACCCAGCTGGCAGCTCAGTGATGTCGTCAAACACCTTGAACGTACCATCGCCCAGATAAACGAGGGACAGATAACAGCCCGCGATCTCGATCGGACGATGCCGCGCCTCGATGTCGGTCAGCGTGTTGATTACATCACGCAGGCCGTCTTCGGTAGTCCAGCGGTCACGCTCGTGAGGAGGTAGAGCGGTCCACTCTTGACGCAGCGTCTTCTTGTTGACCAGCGGGACGTCACCCTCACCAGAAGTCACCACCTTAGCGAGGTAGCCGTTACGCAGCCAGTGGATAACCAATGGAGCGACGGACACGGCAGCCTGATAGACGCCCAGCACAGAACTGTCAAAGCTCGGCACGTTAGGACTATCGAGGTGGGTGCCCGAGGTGTTCATCGAGGTCAGTACGTTACGGGTACCTTCACGGACACGGCGAGACGCCCACTTGTCTTTGAGGAAACCGTCCTTACCGCCCTGGATACCTTCGAGGTATTTGTAGAGCTGGTTGATCACGTTCTGCATCGAGTTACGCACGGAATCGTAAACCGGCGATTCCATGTCGCTGGATTTGGTGATGGTCTTACTGATTGCCAGCACCTTCCAGTAGATCTCGTTGATCTCGTGCTTGGTAGGTCGGCCATCGTCACCAACCTCAACGTCACGCAAGCCAGCAGGCATAACGACGAGGTTCTTCATGGTCCAACGATGACGCCAGCGCTCGAGGAACTTGATTCGCTCGTTACGTGCCGGAGACTTGTTGGTACGCAGGATCAACTGATCCAGATGGCGCATGAAGAACGCATAGCCACTTTCGGCATCTTCTTCAACGCTGGCAACGAAGTCGCCCAGGACCTTATCGAACTTGGCGGTCTTCGAACCTTCCAGGATGTTCTTGTAAAGCTCACGCATCCCGATCAGGTCGCGATAGACCTTAGGATGGATGATTCTGACCACGAGGTCAATCTTGCCGTAAACCTCATCGCGCTCGGGAGAACCCACCACGCCGAAGATCCGTGTAGAGAACAGACCGTCATCGTGGAAATCAGTAGTTGCGCCTTCGAAGATGTCGAGACGATCGATCCTGGCAATATGCTTAAGATCGGCATCCTCGGCATGCAGGATCCAGAGAAGCGCAGGTAACATGTCTGGTTGCACGACATTCACCTCGTAGGAACAAAGTTGTATGAACTAAAGGCTCCCTATATAGAGAGACTCGGTATGGCCAGTAAAGACGAAGTCAACTTCGGTGATGGTGACCTCGACGATCTGGACTTTGGCGATCTGAACTTCGACTCGTCGGACGACCCATTTGCTGAAGCCAAAGATAATCGAAAACCCATCGAACATTTTAAGGAAGCCGTTAAGCAGTCCGCTAAGAACAAGCTGACTGACACTGGTTTCCTCCGGCGCGTGCTCTCCAAAGCATTGCCGAAAGGTTACGTCCAGGCCCTGGGTGCATACGATGCGTTAGATCAAGGCATCGAGCAGATCATGAAGGACAATCAGGCGGAATTGAATCCGTACCTGGTTGGGATGAAGCGCAAGTTCGATCTGATGAACCCGAACCTGCGTCGCCTGGTACCCCGAAGCATCCGTGAAGCTGCGGACATGGCTTCGGACAGAAGCGAATCGTCGAGCTCTCACAGCAGCCCAGACGAACTGACCATGAACATCCAGGGCCTCGATGGCCTGTTCAAGGCTCAGGCTGATGATCGCATCCGCGGTGAATTCCGCGACGCTGTAAAAGACACCCGTGACCAGAAGCGCTTCAAAGCGCAGATGTCCGTGGACATGGCAGCGGCAAAGGGTATCGGCCGTCTGGTCGGGTACCAAGACAACATCCTCATCAACTATCACCGTAAGCATCTGGAGCTGAGCTATCGTCAGCTGGATGTGAACGTGCGGATGTTGAAGGCTTCGAGTGAGTTCTACCACGAAGCTTCGGGTCTGTTGAAAGCCATCGGTAAGAACACCGGTCTGCCTGACTTTGTCAAGATGCGCACCACTGAGGTGGTCGAGCAGCAGATGAAGCAGAAGCTGGCACAGGCCGCGTTTGGCGGTGCAGCCGGTTATGCTCAGAAGATGTTCAAGGGCATCACGACGAACGCTTCCGAAATGCTGGGTCAGGGCCTGGAGTTCCATTCGCAGCTTAAGTCTGCTGAGGACTTTGGTCGCACCAAGGCTCAGATGGCTGGTTCCATCTTAGGTACGCTTGCTGGCGATCAGCTTGGTGAGTGGGGCGAAGACCTCGCTGGCCGTGGGGCTGAATACATCAAGCCGCTGCTTGAGCGTTTCGGTTTCGTAAAACAGACTGATAACTTCCTGCGTCGTAACCTGACCGGGATCCCTCAACGAATCAACGAGTGGGCGAAAAGTGACACCGACTATGATTCCAAAACCGGCCTCGCTCAAGCGAGTCTTAAGGCTCTGCTTGACACTCACAGCACTTCATCGTCCATCTCCGGTCGGAGTATTGACGAGCTCGACAAGCCTGCGCTCTTTGACGATCTGTTCCACAAAACCGTCACCGAGATCCTCCCTGCCCAACTGGCCAGCATTGACCGCTGGGTAAAGACCATTGCAACTGGCGAGGATCAGGAAGAGACCGCGTGGAGTCACTATACCGGTAGTTTGGTCAAACGTTCGACGCTGAACCAACAGCACTTGAAGATCGCGCTCAAAGGTGCAGGCTCCAGTCTCCGTTATACGGTGGACAGCATCCTCACCGAGATGGACGCTAACCAGTTGACTCCTGAGGCTCGCCGCGCATTGCGCGTTAAGCTGATGCGGGATCTGGCTGACGCTAACGACTTCAAGCCTGAGCGGTACGTCAAAGAAGAGGTGTGGAAAAACGTAGATCCGTCGGTAGCTAAAGAGATCATTGATTTCTTCGCCGATCGGTTTGCGCTGAACCGAGAAACGGGCGAGCACAGCCGTGACGAGGAACAGACCACGTACTACAACGACGTGCGCGACAAGTTCATCGGTGCCCAGAGCGGCCTGCCGGACATCACCACCCGCATGGACATCATGTCCAAGGTAGTGGGTCGTCGTACTTGGCGTGAGCTTGGCCTGACTGACTGGGATGGTCAGGACAGTGACCGTATCCGTCTGGATGAACTTTTCGATAAGCTGGTTAACGAGGCTGAAGAGAAGGACCTTACCAAGAAGGACGAGAAGAAGCTCAGCGCCAAGGAACGTGCCAAGAAGCGGTTCGAAGAAGAGCAGAAGAAGAAGCGTGAATCTGAAGGCGTCTATGACGTTGATGACGATCGCGACCTTCGCGGCAAGTTTGGCCCACGTCCCGATTCGAAAGGTCCACAGCCTTACGTGTGGGCTCCGGGGATGAGTCCTCCGTCTGCTCCAGGTCCGGTTACCGTTAAGGTCACTGCTCCGGAGATGTACAAGACTGCTGATGAGGAAACTCACAAACGTCTGGACGCTCTGATCGAACTGGCGACCGCGCTCGCGGACGGTAACGGCAAGCTCAACGAGAATACCTTCCTTGGCGTTGAGTACCTCGACCTGATCGCATCGCTCATGCAGTCTCAAGGTCAGGGCGGCGAAGATGGTGAAGGTGGTCCTGCTCCTACCCCTGGTCCTGGTGGTTCCCGTAGGATCACTCTGGGCGGTATCTTGGGCTGGGGCGCTAAGACAGGCTACAAGGCCGCCAGAGGCGCTGCTAAAGGCTTTGCAGCGTACACCAAGTTCGCCTACGGCACTATCTTCAAAGGCCTGAACTTCGCCCGTAAGGCTGCCTGGGGAGCTGCTAAGTTCCCGTTCAAGCGTCTCGATGGGTTTGGTGTATCCGACATCCACGTCATGGGCGAGCCTGAACCGAGCTTGCTCGCTAAGGGTATCCGTAACGGCTGGTACTTCGACGTAGCCACCAAGAAAGTCATTCAGTCCATCGATGACATCACTGGCGAGGTCAAGGACCGTGATGGCAACATCGTCCTGACTGCGGAAGAGTTCGCCAAAGGCTTGATGAACGGCCGCGGCGAAACCATCGCTGGTCGCGCTGGACGTATCGGTGCCAAGCTGACTGGTCTTGCAGCTAAAGGCCTGGCTGGATACTTCGGGTTCACCTACGGCATGATCTGGAAAGGCGTCAAGAAGGTAGCTGAGATTGCAGTAGATCAGTTCACCCAATTCGATGCTTACTTCCCTGGGGATGAAGAACCGCGCATCCGCAGCAAGCTTCTGAAGAAAGGTTATTACCGCGATAAGGATGGTGCTCCGATCACGTCCCTCAAGGACATCAAAGGACCTGTCTTTGACATCGACGGCAATGAGATCATCAGCCAGGAAGACATCGACAAGTACAAGTCGTTCTATTCCAGAAACGGTTCGCTGTTGTTCACCATCGGTCGTGGATTTGCTCGCGTCGGTGTGGAGGCTACCAAGCTGGCGATCAAAGGCGCCCTCGCTTACGGCAAATTCGTAGGTAAGGTCTACAAGGGAATGTGGAAAGCCGCCAAGGGAGTCGGTCGCGGCATCGGTACGATGATCAACCGCCTGCGCGGTAAAGGTCTGAAAGGTCAAGTGGGTGTGTTGGAAGCCGAGATGGCTGAAGCCGCATTCGAGGTTGGTATCGAGCAGCTGAAAGTTCAGACCTCCATCTACGAACTCTTGAAACAGAAGTTCGATCCTGAGTCTGTCCACGGCGACGTGGATGGTGATGGGGTACGTGAGTACTCTTGGCAGGATATCTTGCGGCGTCGTAAGGAGAAGGCAGCCAATGCGCAGGCTAACGCCAGCACCGGCGGTCCTAACTCCGACATCGTCGACGCTGTCGAGAAGATGAACAAGGACATGAACAAGAAGCTGGACAACCTGGCCGAGGTAACCGAAGAGGCCGGTGAGAACAGCATGCTGGAAAATGCTGCTGACCTCGCAGACATCACCGGAGGTGGTGGCGGTAAGGACGGTAAGGGAGGTAAAGGCAAGGGTCGTCCTAAGCGCGGCTTCCGTAGCGGCCGTGGTATCCGAGGCGGTATTGGTCGGGCTGCTGGCTGGCTTGGTCGAGGCGCAATGGCTGCAGGCAGCTTCGCGGTATCCGCAGTCACTAGCCCATTGGGCTGGTTGGGCCGTGGTGCTGTAGCGGCAGCTCCCGCGTTGGCTTCTGGAGCAATGGCAGTTGGCGGTGCGGCTCTGACTGGCGCAGGTGCCATTGGTTCGGCTGCACTGTCGGCCGGCACTGCCGCGGTGGGTGTGCTTGGTGCTCCTCTGATCCTCGGCGCTGCAGCAGTTGGCGGTGTCGCGTATCTGGGCTATCGCTACTACAAGTCGACTCAGGCCAAGAAGTTCCCGCTGCTGTATCTGCGGATGACTCAGTACGGTGTAGCGCCTACCGATAAAGATCGCGTCGAGAAGATGATCCAGCTCGAGAAGCTGTGCTCTAAAGGCGTGACTATCGGCGGTGATGGTCAGGCTTCGCTTGACCCAGAGCGTATAGACATCAACGCCTTCGTGCAACTCTTCGCTGTGAAGAACGCTGGCGATCAACAGCAGTTGATGCTCTGGCTGCAACGCCGTTTCCGTCCTGTGTTCCTCGCCCACTGCTTGGCAATGCAGAAGATCCGGAACACCACCGAGCTGTCCTCTGCCGATAGCGGTATTGGCGATGGTGACCTCGACACCTACCTGACCACGGTCGACCTGCCTAACATGCAGGAAGTCTACAACGATACCGACACTTCTCCATTCGATAGCGATCTGGACACTGACGCTGATGACGTAGCGGATGCCATCAAGATGGTCCGTGACCGCCGTGAGGTCAAGAAGAAAGATGCTGATCGCCAGCTGGCTGTTGCAGCAGCTGCGGGTAGTGCGGCAGGGGTGAAGGCGGCTACGACACTGTCTGTAGGTAAGGATGGTACCGATCCATCGTCTATCGCTAAGGGCGTGAAAGTTTCTGCGCCTATGATGGGTGGCGGTGGGGCGTATCAGCAACGTGCTGCAATGATGGCTGCCAAACAGCTGAAGTCTCTGGACATCCCGACCGCTGTGCGTTTCAAGACGTACGGTCTTAAGGAGTTCAAGCTCGACAAGTGCGAGCAGCTGCAACGGGTAGAAGAAGTTTACTGGGACCACATTGAATATAGCGGTACGGATAAGGCTCTGATCACCGGTAACACGGACGAGCTGAAAGCGAAGGTGTTTGACATCTTCAAGCCTGCCGACGATGTTCAACGTGCTGACGTGGATCGCTGGATTACCTATCGATTCATGCCTGCGTTCTTGCAATACGCAATCTCGGCTCGCCGTCGTTACAACGGCAACGCTAAAGATGCGGCACGTAACCTCACCGGTCCGCTGATGAAGGAAGTGCTGAACGAAGTCACAGCTTCTCAAACCGAAACGCTGTTCTCCTCGAAGTCGGTCTGGACCATCGCCAACAGCCCTTGGCCTGGCGTTGAACTGGAAACGATGTCGGGTTCGACCAAGCTGTATATCGACGCGCTCGACACTGGCGACTCTGCGAAGGTGCTTGACGTACCTGGGCTGGAAGCTCAGAAGCGTACCGAGGCTGCTAACACGGAGTTCGGTAACCGAATGACTAACGTCGCGCTGGGTAACACTACAGCGGCGGGTGGTCAAGGCAACATCGGTAGAACCGGACCAACGCTTGCCAACTACGGTAAGATCTACGGCAGCGGTGCAATCGCAGGTGGTGTGCAAGGACAGTCCACCACGGGTCAAGGTGACGGCTCTCTGTTGATGACCGGTCCGATGGGTACTGCGGTGCAGCATCCAGGCGGCGGTACTGGCGGGGATATCAACTCTATCCCTGAACCTAAGGACAACGGCAAGGCGGCTATGATCGCCATCATTGAAGCTGCGGCTAAGATGGTGGGCTTCGATCCTAAGATCGCTGTGCAAGTTGCTGGTACCGAATCTGGTCTGGACCCCAATGCCGATAACGGGATAGCAGCTGGTTTGTTCCAGTTCGTTAGCGGTACGTGGGCCGGGATGCTTCGTAAGTACGGTGCCATGTACGGTATCTCGCCGATGGCTAGCCGGAAGGATCCGCGTGCGAACGCTATCCTGGGCGTCTGCTACCTCAAGGAGAACTACGACGGTCTGAAGCAGGCTCTGGGTAAAGAGGTTACTGATCTTGACCTGTACATGAGTCACTTCCTCGGCCTTGGTGGTGCTAAACGGTTCCTGTCGGCTCCTCCAGGGGATCCTGCATGGAAACACGTCGGCAACGGAACTGACAAGATGTCTCAGACCAAGGGCGATGGTGGTAACATCGTTCTTAAGCCTAACGCGTCTATCTTCTACAAGGACTACAAGTCCGGCAACCCGTCCCAGCATCGTTCGGTGCAGGAAGTGTTGATTGAGATGAATAAGCGGATGGGGATTGGTCTGAAGAAGGCTGGTCTGCCTGTAAGCGGAGCTTCGGCTCCAGAGGCAGCCGCTTCGGCAGCTGGATCGGGCGGCTCCGCTACTCCGTCCGCGGCATCTGAAGATCCAAACGCCATGGTCGCCGCTGGCGCAGCTTCGGCAGCAGCCGCAGCCGCTGGTGGTTCGTCCGGTACTCCGTCGGCAGCTCCTGCGACGGCACCAACCTCGGTTGCTTCGGCAGCAGCTCCTGGAGCAGGCACTACCGGTGTGATGCCGGTCAACGTAGCCCAGGAGATCAACAAGCCAGCCGATGGCGGTGGTTCGCTCCAAGACCAACTCGCCCCAAGCGCAGGCTTCGTCCCACCGCCTACAGCTACCCAGGCCGCTGCAGAGCAATCTCAGCGTCGTGGTGCAGCAGAAGCGGCAGCGAACGCCACGTCTCTGGAGTCGATCATGCAGAAGATGTACGAGATCGACATGGACTCGAACCTTCAGCTGAAAGGCATTCTGCAGCGTCTGAACGAGATGGGGAGTGTCGGCGGAAATGGAGGAGGTCAGGCCGAGCCTGTCCAATCCCAGTCGAAGCAGCAGGTCGCACGAGCACCAGAACCTCAGCAACGCAACCCGGTCAGCGTCAAGCGCGGTAAAGCGGCAGTCTGATGAACGTGGGCGGGTAACACCGCCCACTTCCTTTTCACATCGGAGCTAGCATGGCACGAAAGTATCTGCTGGATAAGCAATGGGCAGGCCACGCCTTCCTGGCGCCGCCTAGCGCTCTGACTGACGCGATCAACAACAAGCGTCGGTATTACACCTCATCGTCGAGGAAGTTCATCGATACCACTATCGGCGGACACTTCGCGATTAACCCACTACCTCAGTTCACGGATAACTGTGACCTGAAGCACAAGCCTATCTTTTCTGCCTCGGAGGGTGTAGGTCGCTGGTGGAGTGAAGTACTGGATGACAACGCGCAGCTGATCCATATCCGCGCAGGCGTCCCCAAGTTCAACTCCATGATGAACTTCTTCGGTAACTTCTACAACGTCTACGCAGGCTCCATGGCGAGGACTGGTCGTGCGCCGTCGGTATGGTTCGAGGTGGGTCGCGTAGCAGGTTTCATTGGTACGCTTCCATTGCAGCCGTTCATTCTGGCTGGATCGATGATCAAGTTCTTCGCGAACATGCCTCGATCGAAGTACTACTACCTGAAGCCGGCCATGTACCCCTTCTGGTACTCTCTGAGCGGTTATGTGAACGCGATGTTCGTGAACCTGGGCCTTTCCCCTCGGTTTGTGAACGACCAGCAGAAACGCTTCTTTGACCCCTTGTCGGTACCGGACAAAATCGACATCGATCAGATGCACCGGATCTTCCCGGACATCGCGATGAAGAACGGCGGTATCGATGTGTTCGCCATGTCTACCAGGGCACAGCGGTTAGCTAACCGTTACCACGACATGGTCAACTCGGCACTCTCTGGTCTGACGTCGGATCCTGCTAAGCGTGCTGAAGAGTTCGCTCGGATCATGCAGGACGGGATCGATGAAGGGATCAAGAAGCTGAAGGACCCTGGTGCATCGCTCTCCGAATACGAGGCGGCGTATCTGGCGTTCTCCGGTAAGTACGATGAGAAGAAAGCAAGTCAGTCGGATGCCGATACCACCGAGCAGAGTTACGTTGACTCGATGGTTGAGCAAGGTAAGGCCGAAGCCCGCATGGGTGCCGACTTTGTAACCTTCCGTTGTAACTTCACTTCGAGCAACTCCGATAGCTTCAACAACCAAGCGACCGAATCGTCCATCCAGTCTGAAGTGAACGCGATGTCTTCCAAGGCACGTATGCAGCGCTTCAACTTGGCGGATGGTAACATCGCAGGGCCTGTTGGTTACGCTATCGAGATCTTCGCTGACGTCGCTAAGGGCGTCCTCGCGGCTGCTCAGGTGGAAGGCTTCATCGCTCTGGCTGGTAACGCATTCGCTGACATCCAGAAGGTCTACGAGTCTTCCTCGGCAGATCTTAACCGGACCAGCTTCACCCTACACCTGCGCTCTTGGGCAGCGGATGACTGGGTGCGTTTGCAGAACCTCTTCATCCCGCTGGGCGCAATCCTAGCCCTTGGTCTGCCTCGGGCAACCGGTCGTGCTTCCTACGACGGTCCGCCACTGCTTGAGGTGTTTAACCAAGGTCACACGATGATCCGAGAAGGTCTCGTTGAGTCCATCTCGATTGAACGTGGTGTGGGTGACGTAGGCTGGGCTAAAGGCGGTAAGGTGCTCGGCATCGACGTGACGGTAACTATCGTCGATCTGTCGACCATCCTCTCCATGCCAATCAACCCGGGCTTTGATTCCACCTCCGGTGTAATGACCGCAGCAGCTTCAGCTCTGTTCGGTTCTGCTGGCGAGCAGGCCATGGCCGCTTTGTCCAAGTCGACGTATGGCGAGGATAACAAGTGGACAGACTACCTGGCTACTCTCGGCGCTATTCCGCTCGACGTTCACATCAACGCCACCCGTAAGTGGCAGTTGACCATGGCGCGTACGCGTGCTGCGTTCGACCAGTGGAAGTCCCCGTATCACATGACCTCCGGTCTGATGTCGGGTATGCCGGGCGAGTTGATCAAAATGATCTCTCAACCAACCGATCGTTCGTAAACAGCATAGAGGCCGGGGAACTTCCCCGGCCCTTATGTCACGTCGGAATGTAAGCGTCGGGATACATGCCTTTGATCACATCGACCACACCACGCGGCTGTTTACCTTTTGCTGCCATCGTCCGAGTCTTGTGGGGCTCGTAGAGATAGAACAAAGTCTTCGCATCGACACTGGCCGAGATGTAAGGACCGAGGTTCGCCACGTATACGCCGCCCCGCAGATACTCGCTCCAGTGAGCATTGATCTTTGTCAGCAGAGTGGTCAGCTCGGTAAACTTGGCAGGATACTTATCGACCGTGTCGTTAGTCCCGAAGAAGAAGCCGGCCAGGATCGAGTTGATCGCATCAGGGTTGTTCTCAAGGAACTTGGTAAGACCGATCTCGTTGATGATCTTATCGATCATCGCAAGGTCGGATCCGTTTACGGCCGTAGTCGAAATGTAAGCCCAGGCGTTAGCTCTGACGCGTTCGTCACGAGCCTGCTGGATAGCCTCATCGACCAGCTCAGGAATGCCGAACGACATCAGCTCGTTAGCGAGTCCTGCGATCAGTGCAGACTCAGCCTCAAGGTTTACGAACTGAGCCAGCTCACTATTACCAGTCAGCTCACTGACGAACTCGAGCAGACTCTGAGCATCGTTTACATCAGCTACTGAGATCAGCGTGGAAGCGTTGTTGTACAGGACACTGATGAACTTCTTCGCATCGTCGCTGATGTAGTCGCCCGCAACACTTTCGAGCTTGTTCTTGAGCGTACCGCCCAGAGTACCAAGAAGGCTAGGCAGACTGCTACCAAAAGCACCCAGAGTACGACCGAGCATGTCGACTTTATCGACGTTACCATTCTTCGCAGCTTGCAGAATACTGGCCAACTCACGGACAGACCCCTTGTTGGCGTACATTCCTTTGACGGCATCTTTATAGATACCTTTCGATGCTTCGAATACACTGTTGCGCGTTTCGTTCGTAGAGATCTTGTAAGCATCCTCCACGATCATCGCGTCGCGGGAGTTGCCCTGGAAAATAGTGTTTGCTAATGCGCCCGGCATGGCGAACCCCTCTGTTAGATACACAGCATGGACAAAAAAAAGAAAGGAGGGGTACGGAGCGGTTTCCCGCTCCGTACTTGACTCATCTGCCGATGGCGATGTCGTTGCGAATTTCTTCGAGCATACCGCAGAAGACCTTTGACGACTTCGGCACGACGACTTTGCCGTTGTACACGTAGTAGTGCTCGAACGGTAGGATCTCTTCCCGCATGGATTGGGAAAGTTCCTCGTTCATGTCGATCTTCGCCCGGATACCGATTTTGATATCCTCGTAGAAAGTCTTGTTCCAGACCACCTCCAGCTTGGATCCGTAAGCTTTCGCTTCGAACCCATTCATGGCACGCAAGTCTTCGTGTTGCATTCCAGTACGCAGATAGTACCAGAGACCTTCCATCGTACGGAAACGACCGTAGGTTGGATGGTTCGTGGGAATATCCGAGAGGTTGGTAACCAGCCGTCCAAAGCGGGTGACGGCCTTTGTCCAAGTGTTGATGTGCTCAACACCATCCAGTTTTGGATCTGGAAGACTCATTTACCCTCCTCCTCGTCTTCACCTTCCACAGGTGCTGGCGGTAATATTGCGAAGCGGTTCGGCACGCGCACTGTGTGAGAGTACGTGTGGCCGGATGAAGCTTCCATTCCAATGGTGACGCTATAAACTTTCGGACCCAGTATCTGTAGCACGGTTTCAAAGCGATACCACGGAAGAGAGTCCTTCGCCAAAGCTCTGGTGAGGTTACTCTTCTCCTGATTCACTTTGATCATGTCGACTTCACCATGACGGTTGGTGTACTTCTTGCGATAGTACTTGTCCATCAGGTTATCGAACCCACCAGCCTCCATCCCTTGAGATGCGATGATATCGCGGAACAGTTTGGCTAGCACATGACTTGTGTCATCTGCTTTCTTTTTCGGATCCTTCATTAACTCCCTGAAGGTCGAAGTTTTTGGTCGACGTGGCATAGTAAATCCTGCGGGCATGTCCGAGCTTACGGAAGCGATGGCTCGGCAATAAGGATAGGGTCTAGGTACTACTGGTTACCCAGAGTAAAGCTTGCATTCAGAACTTCGAGGGTGTCGCTTACGATCGAATAGAACTCCTTTCGCATGTAATGGTAATAGTGGTGGTTTATGTCAATCTTCTTGACTTCAAGTAGATTATGTATGACTTCCACCTTTTCCAATAACATCTCCAAGACCTTTTGGGGATGTCGGTAACCTGGCTTGATCTCGTAATAGAAATCAGGGAGCGGATCGAGGTAACGGGTTCTACTCCTCTCGTCCCACCAGTGCGGGGTATCTTCCTCTTTGCCGATGCAGCTGATCATCATCTCGAACCGCATGAACAACTCATCGACGTTCTTCGAGAAGACGGATAGGTTGACATCAAAGTGCGAGATGTTGATATCGGGCAGCTTGAGCAGTTTGGCCTTCTCAGCCAATGCGAACATCCGAAGCCACGCATCATCTGGCAACGGCTCGACCACCTGTTCAGCAAACCCAAAGAATTCTTTGAACCACGAAACAAATCGTTTGAACATAACCCCTCCTAAGAGGGCATGGTAGGAGAATAGAGATGGATCAAGAATACATCCCCAAGATCGATCCGAACATCGACGAACACAGTCTCGATCCAGGGGACGTCGTTAAGTTTACTCAGCGCATGCGATTCCAGGCGTTCAACGAACTGACCGATAACGGCCAGAACGTCAGCAAGAACCTCGGCGATACCATGCAGCTGCTGCGTGACCTGGACGCAGCCGCACTGACCACCCGTAAGCTGAACATCGAAGAGAAGACCGTCAACGATGGTCGTCAGGCTCGCGAAAGCTTCAGCAAACTGGTGCAGATGTTTGGCGACAATCAACCCTACGAGCGTCCAGCTATTGAGGGTGAGGAAGCCCCACCCCCACGTCGCCGTTCACCGCTGCCGGAAGGTCACGTCATCCCTCCAGTACGGTTGAATCCGGGGGAAGATGCCCAAGGCGAACAAGTTCTGTCAATCGCGAACTATATATCTGTTGAAGAATAGCCGGGTTGGTGCAAACCATCGACGGCTGCAGATATTGGAGAGCGATGAACTTCACAAGCGTCGCTGCGCGAGCGGCGAAGGGATCCTTAGCGATTTTGGTCAGCTCAGGAATCTTCCCGCTCGATGCAATCATTGGCGTCATCAACACGGTGGTCGGTAGACGGTTCTCCGGAGGAAGCAGCGCTTCGGTATTCGGCCCCAACCAATCTTCGTGGTTGTAATAGGCCAGCAGTTCGTACGATTTCTCAACGTACTGCGGCGACAACGTCTCAGGGGACAGGTTTACCCAATTGGTTTCGCAACTGATTGGGAAATGGTGACGCAGACCCTTGACGACGTTATCAGCCTCCTGATCAGAAAGATCATAAGGCCAGATATTGATGTCGACCATGAACTGCCCAGTCAAGACACCGCGGTCCATCTTCGCAACGCCGCCCCGTAGGTCTTTAGCGAAATGGTAGACGAACTCGGTGTGTCTGGCAAAGTACAGGTTGTCGCCTGTACGAGCAGCATAAAGATCTTTGTACTCTTGCAGGTCAATCCTGCCGCCCGTCATCTCGTCGAAGTTGTCAGTGGCTCGACGTCGGTACGCTTCAGAAGAAACCAGCTCATCGGCGACTTGTTCGTCGATGAGCTTTAATGTGCCGTACCGGCTGTCGAGCACCATATCGATGTCGATTAGTGCCCGATGATTGCTCATTACTTCATTACCTGCAGTTTGTGGATCACAGACGACATGGACGAGAGGTAAAGGAACAACGCCCAAGGTTCGGAACGCAATACCTTGAAGTAGTCGTCGGCCTTAGCAGTCAGCTTGACAACTTCCGCAGGTTGCGCCTGAGAAGCCGCTGGCCAAGTCAAGCTCGCAGCCAGTCGACTGATGACGCCAGGCGAAAGCTCTTCACGGCTTTGGAAGTTGATCCCGCTACGGAATACGAACTCGTTGGTCATGGACATAACGAGCTCAGTGTCGTGACTCTTCTGCCGCAGGTAGTCGTGCAACTTGATCGCCGCAGCATTGGAATGGAGGTTGGTCCTCCAGACGACACCAAACTTCAGATCCATCGCTAGACTGAGCAAAGCTTTGGCTCGCTCGGAGTGGACCGCATGACGGAGGAAGATATCCTCCGCCAAGTCGATCAGCTCTACGTTACTAAGCTGTCTTTCTTGCATCAGCTGGTACCGGAGTGGACGGGTCGAGGTTGTTACCGATGTGCATGCAGTTGAAGAACACCGATGCCGTCTTGGTGGACTTCGCAATGCCCAGGCCCATCAGCTGATCCATGCTGACTTCACCGGTCTCAACGAGGAGACGCTTGAACTCACGATAAGCTGCAGTGTCACCACCGCGGATCTTCGCAAACTCGAGCATGGTGTTGTCAAGACGACGGGACAGCAGCGCGACGCCTTCTGGCGACGAGATACGGCTACCCTTGGATTCGCTGGTCGGCTGATCGGTAAGATCATCGATCCGTTGATAGTGTTCGGGAATGGAACGCTTCTTCGACACGGTCTGTGCCTGACGACGAGCCGCCAGATCGTAAACCGGGTATTCATGAAGCGTCACGTATTCGAGCCCAGTGGCCGGATCGGTCATGACCAACCGGTGAGACAGGCTCCGACCCATCGACCTGACGATCTCGTAGTTTCGGGCAATGGATACCTTGTGCTTCGAGAGGTTGGGTAGATAGAACGGGATGACTTCGCGTTGAGCGATCTCCTCCGGTGTCCGAGCCTTCTTCAGCTTTCTGATGTAAGCTTCGAATTCGGCGTCGGACATCGCAGCGAACTTCGCCTTGAGCAGCTCAACGTTGGACTTGTCCTCAGGAATGATCTTCCCCACGTTCTTGAGGATGAACTGAGTGACTTTCTCACGTTTCGCATTCATGGCGTATTACTCCGAAGGGAGATTGAAGCGGTGCAGAGTCGGAACGACGTGAGACTGGAAGTACTTCAGCCAAGTGGCTGGGGCGAGGTCATCGCGCAGGCAGCCGCGCTCACTCATGGTGGACACGGGAGCTTTAGCGAGCTCGAGACGGAAGTACTTGTTCAGCGACACTACCTGATCGGCGTCACACTGTCTGAAGCCGGTGTAGTTTCGACTGAAGGACCCTGCGCCGTCAGGAGACAGCAGTTGTTCCACCTTCTCGGCCAGCGACTGCTGGCCGTTGTTACCATCATGAGCGGATGCCATTGGCGTGTTCCTTAAGGCTTAACAGCCGCCTCTTTCTCGAAGATCTTGTCGTCCTCGACGATTTCAGGCAGGCCCATTTCTTTACGAGATTTTGGATACCAGTACGGGTGGTACTGACCGACGCGCATGCGCAGCAGGTCCATCGTACTGAGGTAAGGGATGGATTCACCATCTTCGATCGGCATGAACCAGTACCGCGTGCTGAGCAGCAGATTCCAGTCATACCCCATATTCTTGATTTCCGCGTACAGCTCAACCGGATCGCAGACGTAGCGCTGATCGAAGTTGGTCCAGTACGTGAACATCCAGAACATCTCGGCACAGATTAGTGCCGAGCGGCCGCAATGAGGATTCTGACGGAACTTCTGACGCACCTCGGTACGCTGCATCTTGATGTCAGGCGTCAGCGCCATGCTGTAGTAGCGGTTGTTGGCATCATGGTTGATGATACCGAAACGACCAGCTTCATCCCGCAGGAAGATGAAGTTAGACATCTCAGGCAGCAGGCCGTCTTTCTGAGAGATCACGAACGGCAGCGGTACGCCGGAGATACCGAACTTACCACGCATGTTGGTCAGCTTGACCTGAATCAGATCGTTCTGGTTGTCAGCATCACCCGGCTCGTACGGGAACTCAGGCATGGCGTCCTTGCCCGAGCCGTTGATCATCGGCGAGTAGTGCGTGACGATATAGCAGTTGCCGGTGGCGAACGAGAAGTTCTCAGGCACACGCTTGAGCTTCACTTCACCTTTGAGCATCTTCAGAGTCTTGACCGAAGGCTTCTTCGGATCGAGCTCATATGCCTGGCCGACCTGAGAGGTGGCGAGCAGGTAGAAGGAATGCTTGGCGGTCATGTCAGGGATCTGATCGACCATCTGACTCTTACCGCTGTTGACCCGCATGGCGAGCATGTTCAGGTCTTTGGAACCGACGTCGCCTTCGGCCAGCATATCGACGGCGTTCTTCGCCTTCATAGCCGAGAAGCTGTCCCAGAACGAAACGATCGGGTCGAAGTACTCGTACGGCTTGCCGGTGTCCGGGTGCATGATCTCCAGCTTGCGCTTCTTCTCTTCCTTGAGGCGCTTCTTGCAGAAGGTCTTGAGCAGGTCGAACAGATCGGTGGCATCGTAGTCGACGGATCGGGTGAAGAACATCCGACCGGTGTCGATGAGACTTTCAGGCATCTTGCCGGTTTGGTCGATGTACTGCATGGCCAGACGGACCAGCAGTTCCATACGCTCGATGACCATGGTGGTCTCGGCATCGTGGACGTGCAGCACAGCGCGGGAGAATGCACGCAGCACGGCTGCCGAACAGTAAGCCGCAATGGTGGACTTGAACATGTTCGGCATAGCGCCGATGGACCAGAACAGAGCGAAGCCGCCATTGAGAATGGACTGACCCTTATGACCCTTCACCCAGTGGCCAGCAGAAATGTCGAGGACGATCCCCGTGTTTGGCATAGGGTAAAATGGGTCGGCTTTCTTCGCAAACATGTCGGAGAAAGCACTGAGTTTAAACGGGGGCATTGCCACGGGTGGACCTCCAATGAATATGCGTACACAAGATAGCAACGTCTTGTAAATAAATAGGCTCTGCTATGAGCTGAACACCTAAACCGGAGCCCTTGCTCATGCCAAACCTGAATAACCCAATGGAACAGTTTTCCGCCGGCGTGACCGGCACTCTGGAAGACCTCATTCGTCGCGGTTCGATGCTGTCGACTGAATCCAAAGGTGTGCCATACACTGCTTCCCTCAAAGGCGTCTTCCGCGAGTTCGTCAATGACGCGTCTGCGTTCTTGAACGGCTTTAAGGTCGGTAACTTCGCCAAACAGAAAATCGAGACCAAAGAGCTCGATGAAAAGATCAAGCTGAGCGAGTATTCGAAAGTCCGTCAGTTCACCGTCAAGGTGCCCGCCGGCTTCAATGGTCGCTGGATCCCCTTCTTCGAGTTTCTGCTCAAGGAGATCATGCCAGCCGTCTCGACTCTCGAGCAGACCCTGTCTATCGCCAACACCAAGATGGCGGTCGTGCTGAACGAGCCTGATCGTCTGAAGGCACAGTCGGGCATTCGTGATCTGGCGAGCAAGATCGCCCTGGTCGAAGTTACCGACTTCGAGCGCATGAAAGCTTTCTTCGATGCCAAGGGTAAGACCGAGGCTTTGGTCAGCTCTGTGGTCGATCGTAACGCCGATATCGACACCGCCTTCACGCTCTGCAACAAACTGAATGCTGAGCTGTCGGTCGTCGACTTCAACGCCATCCAGAAGCTCTCTGACCGTCTGGCGCAACTCACTGCCTCGCTGAACGAAACTACCGATAAGGAAGAGTTCAACGAGATGTCGGGTCTCGTGACCAGCCAGCTGTCCGACCTGTTCTACCAGATGGGTGTCACGCTGACTGCTGGCGCGGTGCTCATGGACATTACCAAGCAGATGACTGATGCCATGATCATCAGCCGCGATGATCTGCTGCAACAACTGAGTTAAGGGCATACCCTCGCCGTTAGTGGTTCGTCCACTAACGGCGAGAGAGCCTTTACGCTGTTCGCATACTGTCAAAGACAGCTTTGATGTCGTGCACAATGCTACTTCCATCGGCATACTTCACCCAGTCCGGAGTCTGCGAAAGCAGTTCCACTGACAAGGTTGCGAACGCCGAATGGTCCGCTTTGTAACGCTCAAGGATTCCTGGTAAGTCGACCTTGCCCCAAACGATCTTACAGATCGCGGCTGGGAACAAGAGGGCGCTTGCTCGATTCACCAGATCGAATCGCTGATTAACTTCCGCCAGCTGGTCCTTGGTTGGATGATTGATTCCGTTCATGCAGAAGTACATCGAGGCAACGAAGATCATCCGTTTGATGCTGTGCTGCTGGCCGGCGGCTCGCTTATCGAGCGATTCATTCCTTAGGCTGCGAGATGCATCCACAGCCATGAGTTGTTTGGCGCTCATAGAGAACCTCTACGATCAGTTGGTGGTTACCGCTTGACCGCGTAGTAGATGTTGGCTTCAGTTCTGGCCCACAACCCTACATCGCCAGAATTCAACTCTACCAGGGTGGCGTAACGGCCTACGAGATCCGAATCCCTCCAGGTCACAACCTTTACCGACTTCACTTCTTCCGATAGAGCCGAGAGCTGGTTACGCGTTAGGATGTCGCCGCCCAAGATCAAACGTACCTTGCCTAAGAAAGGCTTTGGTTCGTCTTTCTGCTTCTCCAGATTGAACTCGACTTTTACATCGAGCCACTTCGTAATCGGGCTGATAGCAGGCTTGAGTTTTCGCAAGGTCTTTTTCTTCTCCTCACGATCCTCATACACTATATCGGTAATATCGGTCACCCGATAGTAGCTATCTGCCGCCGCAATCCCGTCCAGAGCCTTCGACATGCTCTCCCATTGAGCAGCGCCACGGAAGCCCAAACCGACCGGCTTAAGCTCAACGAGAAGCTCGATCTTCTTCGCATCGAGGAGGTCGATTCGCTTAGGATCGTTGAACAGGAAGGTCGCTCCATATTCGTCCAGCTCTTTGTACGTACGTGGCGAGAAGATGGCATCCAGATGCGCGATGACGATAGCACCGTATTTCTTCGGATCCTTGCTGATCGCATTCAGGCGCAGCTTCTCCATCACAGGGTCGGGAGACTTTGTCCTGACCACACCCAGGAAGTTATCGGCGTAACGCTTGCCGAGAAGATCGTCTTCCTTATCCTTGGTGCCGTGTGCGCCGACGTAATACTCAGTTGAACCATCCGGTAGCTTGTACTGGAGGTCGTTGGTCGAGAAGTACCAACGAGGAGCTTGCAGGATTCGAGGAGCCGTGTTCTTCAAGCCCCAATAGCCCTGAGCTTCCTTCTCCGTCTTGATGATGTTCTCGTTGTCGTTGGTACCGAGCACGATACCGCGGGTAGCCAAGGCGTCAGCCAAGGTGTTACCGATGCTCGCATCACGCGGGATCCAGTTGACAGTGAAGTTCGCCGTTTCGCGAAGACGGTTTCTGATCTCAACGACCTGTTCCCACATCTTGCGATACTGGACAGGTCCGCCTTTAGTGGTCATCCAGTTACGCTGGATCCACGTATCGGTCATCACGAGACCTTTGACGCAGAACTGCGAGTCGGAGAAGAACTTAGCCTCGGTGATCTGAGGGTTCTCTTCCAGCCACTTCATTCCCTGATAAAGGGCATAGAGCTCTACTTCGTTGTTGCTGGCGTACGTCTTACCTCCACCGATGATATCGATGTACTTGTCGAGGGTGACTTTATTACCAACGATCGGATGACCCTCGACTATGTTGCCGAGGTAGCCGTTGTCGGACGGTACTGCTTTCGGATTGCCGGTACCTTTCTTCGGAAGTTCATCGAAGTAGGTGTAGCCGTGGACGCCCCAACCACCAATCCGTTTCTCCGGAAGGTAGCCGCCGTCCACGTAAATCACGGCCCGAGTAGACACTGCGGTCTCAGACATCTCAAGTTCCTTGCTTGTACTCTCTAAATGATTAGCAGGCCCGGTAGCTTTTTAAATCTTCGGGTGATCGAGGTTACATTGGAACTGTTCTTTCAGCTCCTCGTACTGCTTCCTCAATTCTGAGATGTGAGCAAAGAGCGCGTCGATTAACGCCTTCGAGTCATCAGGGTCCATTTTACTGATGTCAGGAAGGTTGGCCACATGGTACGTGGCGAGCTCGGCCTTCTCGATCGCCTTACATTCCCTCTCCATCAGACGCTCGACTCGTGGTTTGAGTCGCTCATCAACTCGGGTGAGATCCGGGTCGATGTTGATATTGTTGTAGATCTGAATGGACGCCGGGGTGATCGGCGTGCATGACCCCAAGAGCAGGAGAGGTATTTGGATCAAGAGTCTAGGGTTGGACATTGGTTACTTCCCGTCTTGTTCAAGCGAGCGCAAACGTTGTTCGATGTAGAACTTGATACTCACATCGTCCGGTAGTTTGGACCGAGTTCTACGCGGTGGCTTTGCGTCGGGTGGTTGGTGTTGATGGTTGGTAGGGCTTTGGGGAGGTTCCCGAGTGTTCAGGGCTTTAAGCAAGCTTTGCTTATCCATCTCCAAAGCAGCATTCCGCTCCTTCAATTCTTCGACAGTGCGAACCTGGTGTTCATAGACGAACTTCAGGCGGTCGAGTTCCTTCAGCGCAGTATCAGCGACTTCGCTTATATAGAGAAACAGTACGAACAGGAATATCAGACAGCCGCTGAGGATGCTCGCCAGTTTGTTATCTAGTAAGAAAGCCCTGAGGTCTTTGTCCTTCAGGATGATTTCGCGTGCCAAAGGGAAGAGAGACTTCAGTATGAGTAGCAGCGTTGTACCTGACACTGTGAGGTCCTCTGAAACAATTCCCTTGAAAATGATATAGCTTGAGACTACACGGTGTAATTATTTACGCTAACATCCAGTCATACCTTTCGCCGCTCGCGCATTGAGGTGTATAACGTGAAAATTTTCAAGGCATTTGCCCAGATCGGACCGCTGACCGATAACACGGACAACGTGGTGGCTCCGGTCGGCGAGCTGGCTCCTATGTCGCGAACGTTCGTTCGTGGCTATACCGAGTACGTGCATTCCGACTTTCCTGGCGACCTTACCCTGATCGGCTTCTCCTACAAAGAGGAAGATGTCAAGAAGGCCGTCCCGGACACCACTTCCTATGCTTGCCTCAAGGTAATCTCCTGGGTCTACGGCCAGGCTCGCCTCGGTAAGTTCACCGAGCAGAAGGACTCGTTCCAGCAGCCGTTCATCCAACAGTTCGGCACTGAGTTCGATCTCGTAAGTTCAGGTGAGCATGTAGCATTCGGCAACTACTGGTCCCCTGAGTACATCGAGTTCGCTCCGTACCAGCAAGACGCGACCACCCGCTGGCGCGTATGGTTCTCGGACGATGCGTTCTATAACCAGTTCGACGAATTCCAGCACATGGTCGTACCGCCGGTTGTTCCGGTGGATCAGTTCTTCGACGACTTCAACGGTGTGACCGATCTGGTAGCGGCTATCAAGCAAGCCGATATCTTTGATCGCATCCGAGTGGCTCGTGGCAAGTTCCCAGAGACCGTTCTGCGTACCGACATGTTCCAGTGGCATGATCGGGCCGACAAGACGCTCACCGTCGACACCGACTGGGTAACCGTCATCTACGGCGCCGCTGGCGACAACCTTGACGCTACCAAGGAAGCGATCCGTAACTACATTCTGGCGAACACCACTCACACTCGCGACGAGTGGGCAGTGATCTTCCCTGACCTTTTTACGTCGACCGAGTTCATCTTCACCCCGATGGCGACTGACTACGCTGTCCCAAACGGTGATCGTGACCACGGTATCTATTCTGGTCAGACCTCCATCCAGAAAGCGATCCGGATGTGCCGTAAGACCTGCAAAGGTGTGAAGTACACCAACGCCCACATCGACAAGGTGATCTGCATCGTCCCGACGCAGTTCCGCTCGATCATGTGTTCGGTGGTGGGTGGTCCTGAGAACCGTGACGGTATCGACCTGTTCATGGAACGCTACCCGGACTACATCAACGCGTCCTTCACCCACCAGGACTTCATGGCCATGAGCGAGGAGACTCGCGGCTTCTGCTACATGCTCGCTGAAATGATCATGCACGCAGAAGAGATGACCGTGGACTCGGGCGTGCCGCAAGGCTACAACCGAATCATCCGTGACGGTATCGTCTACATCGCGAAGAGCTACAAGAACTTCCTCTATCTGGTAGTGGCGTTCTCGAGCGTCAAAGCTACGGGAGTGGTATAAACCATGGCGAGAGTAACTCCGCCTCCAGGTGCGACGGGGTTATTCCAACTCCGTCTACCGTTCGAGGCTAAGCCCACTCTATCGTACACCGTTGGAGCGATCCGTTCCTTCGCTGAGATGATCAGTCAGGGCGATGATCCGATCAAGATGGTCTACACCCCTAACCAACTGACGCAGGCTGATTATGATGCCGACGTTGAGGCTGGGGCGTACGTCATCACGTTGATGACACCATCGCAGCTACCGCTATACGTGCCTGATACGTATATCGTCTCTTATCCGAACATGGGCACCGTACCTCACAGCGAAGTCGTGCTGTGCGTACCGCTCGGTATCCTGCCGGACACCTACGATCTGACTCGTGCTATCCAGGCGTGCCAGACCGCGGTGGAGGACGACTGTGGTATCACTACGGTGGTGACCGCTGCGACCATCCCGACCGTTGATGTGGTGACTCAGGCTCAGGCTGTAGCAGCACAAGCCGCCCGAACTGCCGCTATCAAAAATAAGACGACCTACTTCTCGCAGACATTGTTCTTGCAAGAGCAGGTCGAGAACTACAAGGTCAGTGAGGCTGCGCTCATTCAACTTGTCGAATCCCTGCAAGCCAGGATCGATGAGCTCGAAGGTTCGGCTCCAGGTACGTAAACGACATAGAGGCCGGGGACTTACCCCGGCCTCTATGCTGTCAGCTGAAGATGAACTTCAAGAACGCAAAGCCCGGCAACAGACCCCAGACGATGATCGATGCGAGGATCGCGCCGATCACCCCGCCCCAGATCATGCAGGCGGTTCTGCTAGCCACGGTAGTCCGACGTCCGGGCAATTTGTTCAGCCGGATGTCTTTGGCGCGGTCGGCGAAGAAGTACCAGTTGCAAAGCAGGATAACGACCACGTAGATCGCAATGATCACCCACTTCATTTGACGTGCACCACATTCGCCCACAGGACGAACTCGTTGCCGAAACGCTCGACACGGTTCCAGCCGGCCGACAGTGCGGCAGCGGTGAAGAAGGTAGCTTGCTGCTCGAAGCGCTCAGCGTCCGGCAGAGCTTCCCAGGCAGCGTGCTTATCCTGGTCTACGTTACCCTCGGCGTCGTAGCCGACCACGGTACTGTAGTCAGCGAAGTTCTCAACGCTCTGACGATCGATCAGAAGAGTCTGACGATTCGGACACATGTCGTTTACATCGTAAGGAAAGTTCATTAGGCGAATTCCACATGGAGGTTATAAGCGTGCGGGTAGTTCAGGTTACGATCGTCCATGATGATTGTTTCCGACATGGGGAACGCAGTCTGACCATCCAGTGTGTGACTAACGATTAACACCTGCGAGAAGTGCTCGTCATCCACGAGGTCCTTGATCAACGGGATCAGGTTGTGACGATGGGCTTCGTCAAACGATGATCCGATCTCATCGAGGAACAGCGGATAGTCGGTCAGCTTCATGCAGTAGTACGCAGCCAGACGAAATGCCTGGTTGATGACATCTTTGATGGAACGACTCCCTTCCGAGATATCGTTCCGACGTTGCCTGTCGACAGTGACTGGGAACTTGTAGGTGATCTCGGTATCTTCCACGTCACAGTGGTGCAGATGCAGAGGATACCCCCAAACCCGTTTGATCAACTTGTTCACGATGTTGATTACGCTAGCCATCTGCTGAGAGATCTGCTCGGCGAGGAAACCTTTCTTGGGACACATCTCAGCCACTAGACGCTTGTAAGCCGTCTCTTGTACGAGTGCGTTCTTCAATTGGTTCTCAAGATCCTTTACCAGCGTCTCATGAGTTTCCTGTTCGCTGATAGCGTATTCGTGAACACCGATGCTCTGCTTGGTCTTCCTGATCATGTCCTCAATCACCAAGTCGCCCTGGTGGTTGCAGTACGAGATCAATTCGCCGCGCAGTTCACTGTAGCCTTGCTCGATGGCTTGATAGGTGCTTTCGTACCCATGCCATTCTTGGACGATCTTATTGACCCGATGTCTTTCATCTCCCACAGCGCTGAGCTGCTTCCAAGTAACCTCGTACGCCTCTTGAGCTTCTTCGAACTCCTTGAGGATCTTTGCAGCCTCGCCGCTGTTGGCTTCGTGCTTTGCAAGCTGTAGCTGGAAGATGTCGATGGCCTTAGCGTACTCGGTGCGTTGTTCATTGTGCAGAACATCACGTTCATACAGAGCGAGCTTGGCCGACAGAGTCTTACCGGCAGAAGTCCAGCCGCAGTTATCGAGCCATGCAAAGAGACCCGGGTATTCCGACTGGTACTGTCCACGCAGTTCGTCAAGCTTGGCGTAGGACTCGACGGCGCGAGATACTTTCTGGAGATGCTCCTCAGCGTTCTCGACTTCACCTTCCAGCTCGTTGTTCATGACCGTACCTTTATCGGCACGATTCTTGAGTTCATCGAGCTTACCTTCTTCAATACCTGGCTTGAACTCGGTCTTACAGTTAGGGCAAGAGACAGTCTCGCAACTATGGATGTGTTCGATCTGTCGGGTGATATCCTCCAGAAGTCCAGAGACGCGATTCAAGCGCTCCTTCTTCTCAAAGAGACCTTGGGTCAGGCTATTGTAATCGCTAGCCGTAAAACGCTCGTCAGGCAGTCCAGCGATAGCCATACGTAACTGGCTGATTGGTGTGTAAGCTCGGATCAGTAAAGACGGGTGAAGGCCGCAAGACAGTTCGGGAATACGCTCGATCTCGTATTGAGCCTGAACGAGATGTTGGCGCAGAGTCTCGGGGTCCTCCACGACAGACTCGCCGACCAAGTTGCGGCGATGGTCAGCCTTACTGAGCGCTTCTTCGCGAACACGCAACTCTCCCATCAGTGCGGCACTTTGCTCACCGAGGTCAGCTGACTTAGTGATGAGGTCCTCAAGGCTGATCTCACCGTCCTGACTTGGGTGATCGAGCATCAACCACTTAGCTGCGCGAGCATCGAGTTCTTCGACGCGCCGTGCCATTTCTTCATCATCGAGGACTTCGGACGTATTGCGAGGTTCTCGCATCAGCATCTCAAGCGTGGCCTGCAGCTCAGCAGACTTAGCCTTCATCTCGGCGATAACGTCAGGCTCAAGTAAATGACCACGCGCTTCGGCAAGGCGATCTTTCAGGTACTTGACGATCTCAGTTTTAGAGTTCGCCATCTTCCGCCAAGCCATGTACTTGGAGAAAGCAAAATCGAAGTTGGTAGGCGACAGCTTAGCGATCCAGTCCTGACGCTGCTTCGGGCTCATCGAGGTGAACTCAGTGAGGCCAATAGCCAGAGCGTGGAAGTCCTTCGTGTAGCCGATGTGGATACGGACCAACTCAAACTGCGCAGTGACGGTCCGACCCTTGTTCAGGTTCTCCCCGCCATCTACTATGAATGAGTAGGAATTCTTATCCCCATACTCGCAACGGATCTCGTAAGTGTGCCCTTTGTGATCGAAGATCTGGTGAAGCGAACCCCCGTCTTCGAACCAGTTAGGATCGGGAGGGAGTGGGCAGAATGCAATAGCGAGCAGGCTGGATTTGCCGCCGCCGTTACTGCCTAACACCATTTGGGTTTTTAGGCTAGGTCGGATCGTAATTGACTCGCTTCCATTGAGCGACATCCGGTTACATCTGACCAGCTTTACTTCTCTGAAAAACATGTCGGGATGTCCCTAAGTCAATCTGCTTTAGCATTAGCGGGTTTTGTAGAATTTTATCTGGAGCTGAACCATGAAGATGTCTGCGTTCAGATCTGTCGCGATTGGACGGGTCGATACTAACCTAGAGCTAGGCTCGAAAGTGATTGAGATTGTCCCGATCGAGTGGATCCCAATGCGTGACGGCGAACTTACGTCGAACGCTACCACGTCCACCTTCTCTACGGTCGACTCCGACAACAACGTCGTCAAAGGCGGTACGGTATCATCGAACACGATCAAGGCTACGTGGATGCCCTGCGGTTCCAACCGCCTCACTGCTCCTAACGTGCGGCGTGGTGAGCGTGTAGAGGTCCTACAAGCGGCTGACGACGATAAGTATTACTGGCGCACCATGGGTCTGGATGATCACTTGCGTAAGCTTGAGACCATTATCTTCGGTATCAGCGCCGATCCTAAGGAACAAGGCCCGGGTGAGACCACTGTCCTCAGTCCAGAGAACATGTACTGGTTCGAGTTCTCTTCGCACAGCAAGATGCTGGCCTTCCGCAGCTGTCAGGCGCAGGGCGAACCGTTCCTCTACGAGATGTACTTTGACTTTGGCGCTGGTGAGTTCATGGTCAAGGATGACATCGGTAACTTCATCAACATGATCAGTCAGCTCAGGCTGATTCACGCACAGAATGCTGAAGGCACATACGTCAAGCTGGATAAGAAGGACATCAAAGCCTTCGCCCCGCAAGACATCGCTGCCGAAGCTAAGCGTAACGTCAGCATCAAGGCGGGTATGAACATGGATCTCAAAGCTGGAGTTAAAGCTACCATTGACGGCGGGGGCAGTGTGATGACATTCATCGGTGCAGGCACTACCCTCAAGACTCCTCAATTCGTAGGGTTGACATAATGGCCTTTCCAATCTCTCTCGTTGGTGAGTCTCAGGCCGGCGGCGTGATCACAGGTCCAGGTATGCCTACCTGGACGGTGCTTGGCAAACCCATGTCTCTGCTCAATGACGATGTTGCAGGTCACGGCACAGGATCTCACGCAGGTCCAAAGATGGTGGAAGGTTCAGGGTGGTTCACCATCAACGGTATCCCAGTGGTCCGTACCGGCAATAAAGCGTCGTGTGGCCACGAGGCCAACGGTAACCCGTGGATGATCCTTCCATTTTAACGGCATAGTCGCCGGGTGGGGAACCACCCGGCTTCTATTCGGCTTACGTCGGGTTGGCGAGGTACTCAGTACCGAACTCGAGGAAATACGCCGAGGCATACTTCTGACGCTCTGACGATACCCTGGCACCGTTGTAATACATGTCGTCGGCACGAGGACGTTTATCGTGGACGTAACGGTTCACGAGGTTGTCAGTCACGGCAATCGAATACAGGTCATCTTCGACGATGGCGATATAGGACGGCACCAAACCGTTCTCGAGCTGCAGTGGGTAGCGTGGGCGCTCGTACGCTACGTAACGACCCGGCAGCTTGGTACGCTCCAGCCCGTGACGCTCGTAATAGAGGTTGCTGGCTTCGATGGTGATCACGAAGGACTGGCTCAGCGTCATGTACGCCTTGATCGCTTCGTCGCTGTTGGCTTGAGTGAGGTCGAGCGCATCGCCGTGGTTAGGGTTGCGGGTCAACGTCGCTTCGAATGCCGACAGATCGATCAACTTGTTGGAGTTGTAGTAACGATGAGCCAGAGGGATGTTGTACCACTGGACATCGATCGAATGGTCGCCCGTCACGCTGTACTGCTGTTCGCCGTAATGCAGGAACCCGCCGATCGACATCATGACGATTCGTTTCGACAGATCGATATTTGGCACGTTGACGACGAAGCCGTTGCGTAGAGGGTTGGTTCCCTTAGGCTTGATCATCGCAGCAGTGATTGGGGTCACAGTGACCTTACCAACGTCAAGGAAGCTGATCAGCCCGATGTCGTGGTTGTTAGCGATCCAAGTGCTGCGACCACCGCCTTTGACGCGCAGACCCCGGGTCGAATAGTCGGTGATGTGGAACAGGCCATTCACGTTGACCAGGCAGTTGCGATACAGCAGCGCGTAGTCCATCTCAGGCTTGGTGAGAAGGAGGTCGGTCAGATCCTCATCAGGATACTCGTTACCCTCACCTGCTGTAGGGTGGACACGGTTAACGAGATAGCCAGCCGAGAAGGCATCGTTGAACTTAGCAACGCCCGCTGTACGCTTCGGTACGACGTTCGAAGTTGGAAGACTGGTGTCGCCAAGCGATACAAGCCAATCGTCGACCGTGACGTTGTCAAGGACACTATAAACAGTATCCAAGATGTCCATCAGGTTGATGCTGAGTTCGTGGGAGACCGCTGGGTGCTTGAGGACGAGGTAAGCGACACTGTATTCGGTTACCAAGTTACGCAGATAGCTGTTACCCACCTGCGCTTCAATCAGCCTCTGGTTCTCGCCACGAGGGCGTAGTAGCGCACGTTGGCAAGTGTACATGCATTCACCTCGTCGAAAAATGATATGCTCGACGTCCTATAGACGCGAGTCCCATATTTTAATGGAGACCTCAAATGGCTAGCGCCAATCCCCTCGATTATCTGTACCCATTGGACCTGACGGGTGCGGCGGCAACCAACAAGGTGGTCAATGAAAGCCGTACGCTGAACCCACCGGAAGAAGAGCTCGATTTCCATTTCCTGCTGCCGTGGGCCGGTCCCTACTTCCGCGACACCATGGTCCTGCGCCACATCACCACCAACCGCCTTTTGATCCGCGGTGTGGACTGGGCGCCTGGGCATAAGTTCAACAGCGCCAGTTACGAATTACAGAACACCAAGGGTGGCGTCTATGCTTCCATCCTGCTGTTCGACCGCAAGCTGTCTGGCCAAGTCCGCATGGATTCGTACCAGACTCTGGGCGGCGCCTGGACGCTGAGTGAGAACAAGATCCTCGAGATCATGTCCAACAAGATCGCCGACCCTCGTCAGGTGGCCTTCGAGGAAGTGAACGGTCTGCCGGAAGTATTCCCTCCGACCGAACACACTCACCCAGCTGACGACATGACCGGCTTCGCCGAACTGATCGCCGCTACCTACGACGTGGCCGCTGCCATTCGTGCGCGGACTCAGTCCTGGCTCGACAATCCTCCGCTGATCCCGAACCTCTACTACACCAAAGATGAGATCGACGCCAAGCTGCTCGAGATCGAAGGTGGCGGTGCGTCGGTATCGGATCTGGAAGAAATGATCGATTCCATGACCGCGTCTTACACCCAGGCGGCTAACGAACTCGGGGCGCTCTGAGTAAGGAACTTCCGACATGAGTTTGACTGAAAACCTTGCGGCACTCAGTGCCGCGATGGACCGACTGTTTACCCTGGTGGGTACAGTCGCCACCGGTAAGCGTAAAACGGCCGGTACGGCAGACAAAACGAAGCTCGTGGCTGGATTGACTAAAACCCAGCTGGCTTCCGCTGTCCGTAAAGCTGCCGACGACCATGCCGCGCTGCAAGGTAACGTGCACAACGACACCTTCACGTCGGTAGGGATTCACTCCAAGGCTACGTTCGACACTCTTCTGCCGACCGTTATGCCAAACGGCGTCTTGCCGCTCTCGCGTTTTGGTACGCAGAACTATCTGCCGCCAGGCATCCAGGGTAGCTTCGAGGGCGGTACGACTGGTCTTCAATACACCGACACTGCCTGCATCATCGAAGATGACGGTACCGCTGTCTATCTGCGTAACGGTACGGACGGTGCCAGTCAAGGCGTCTTCTACGCATTCCTTGAGGGCGCTAGTTCTAAGGTTGGCGTACCTATCCGTACCGGTCGGCGCTATCAGCCGAGCTGGTTCCCAGCAGGCACTACCGCCCTCGCCGTCTTCAACTCCAGCCAGTCTGTCATCGTTGGCCAGTTGCAGGATGCTTCCGGAACTCCGGGCGATTACTTCATAGCTCTGACCAACGGAACCTACGACGCTACCAAGCACGTAGGCGGGATCATCCCCAAAGCAGTCGGTGACACTTACATCAAGGTAGGTGGTGAGGCATTCGTAGCGGGTAACACTGTCTACTTCTACAACCTCACCTTCTCCGGCAGCAGCATGACGCAGCCGTATGACATCACTGTTCACACGCTTCCGCGCGCAACTCTGGCAGCAGCCGGCGGTGGTCAGGTTACGTTCACGCAAGTGACTGGGATCACTACCAAGGGCTTTGGCAACGTCAGCTACGCCGCTCTCGATCGGATGCGTTTTTGCAGTAAGATCGTGAGTCAGGATGCCTCGGAAAACCCGATGGTGCGTCAAGTCGGTACGCGGTTCTCCTTCTTGCAGATCATGTACTACTACAGTGGTACGCCTGTATCTGCGATGGATGAGGCGACTGGTAAGATCCGCACCAAGCTCTATCATCAGAGCCGTATGGTGACCACCAGCGGCGCGCCGTATAGCGGCACCGGGTTCAGCTTTGTATTCGATCCGGTTGCCAAGACCGTGACGCTCGACCCGTTCTACTTGTCCGCCGAGAACACGGTGACCGACGACGTTCCAACGCCGACCTACGCGGGTCCTATCTTCGACGGCATCGTGCTGGACAAGCTGGCCTCTGTTGGTCCGTACAAGCTCAACTTTGCGTACGATGACTTCGGTAACGTATTCAAGTTCATCTTGACGAACCTCGTGGATAACCTAACGGTCCAGGTCGGTCGGGTGACCAACTTCACCAGCCGCTATGCAGCATTGGAAGGTGGCGTCGCTGCCGTCGCATCACTCGGAGCTCTTGTCGTAAGGCCTTCGTTCGGTACGGCTATCGGTTCCGGGATCCACGGCGCTGTCATGTTGTCGGCGACTAAGATGTATCTGTTCGCAGACGGTGTGACAAAAGCCGGTACTTGGCGACGCGGCATGGTGAAGACCACTCTGGAGGGCGATGGGCAGTATAACTACGCGTCCATCTACCGCGGCACGATCAAAGGTTACGAGCCGTCGCCCACTCGGGATTTCTTCACTGACCTTGGTTATACCGACGACGACTATAAGGCTCCAGTCAATGAGGTAACGGCTACCGGGTCGTTCTTCACGCACACTCAGCGATTCATCGCTGCAAAGACTGGCGTATCTTCGGTTAACCGATTGGTCGGCAGGGCGTCCATCACGGAAGACCTGAGTCTCGGTGCTCAAGTCAGTGTCACTGATGCGATCATGCAAGGCTTAGGCAATCAGATCGCTTCTAAGTTGGCTGCTCAGGGCGAACCAGCCACCACTCAGTGGATTGCTGAATTGGTGATCCCTGCGAGTAACGGCGTCCCGCCTTTCGTTGCGTATCTGGGGCTGTGCGACAACGGCAACAACTACGTGACCATCTGTCCGGTGACAGTGACTCGCGATGGCGTAGGTAACGTCACAGGGGTGTCGGTAGGTACTCCGCACACGCCTAAGTACATCTACACCAATGGTACCGGTGTAGGGCTTGCCATGAACTCCAACGGTATCCTTTACGGCGGCCCGTGCACCATGTACGACATCGGCACTGATGTCTTCATCGGTATCTGTACGTCGGGCTACATGCAGGTGCCTGGTGGTTCTCCGCAGTCGGCGTTCTGCTTCCGCTACAACCGGCCGGCGCAGGCGTTCCAGCACCGCGACGATTACTCCCAGCGTACCACTAACGTGTATTCTGGCGGCACCGGGCGTCATTTCGTAGCGCACCCTTCGTTAGGGTTCGGGTTCTGCTGGAACACCCAGCTGGCATCGGGCTACTCTGACGAAACCACCAAGTTGAACTTCCAGCCGATCGGGACGACCGTGGCCGAATTCAACGCATGGACCGGCCAGTCGATTTCTCCTCAGGAGACTTGGACGTGCCTGGCGTCTCAAAAGGCTGCTGAAGGCTGGGTCGTGTATTTCTCCGAAGATACCCCTGTGGTCATCAACGGGACCTACTACGTCCTTCCGGTAAGTAGCGTCGATCTGCGCACGATCATCCCTGATGCTTCTAACCGGACGTTCTACGTCTACGTCAGGATCGTCGGCGGTGCGGCTCAGTATGTCATTGCAACTACGACCACTGCTGAAAGCAACCTGAACATGCTGGTGGGTACGGTAACCACCAACGCCACGCAGATTGTATCCATCGCTGCTGAGAAGGTCACCCGACTCGGCAACTTCCGAATCAGCGCTACGTCGAAAGGTTCGGCTATCCCGGTATCCACCGGCCTGCCGCGCAACGCCGACAAACTCGCATGGAGTTGATTCATGTCGATCCAAGATAAGATCAACACGCTTAAGGCGGAGGTGGCTGACTTCACGCAACAGATCGTTCGCGTTCTGTCTAAGAAGCCAGCCGCCGTTGAGTTGTCTGATGATTCGCCTCGTCTGAATAACCGTACACCGGCTCAGATGCAAGCGGATGTCGATACCTTGACGACCGCCCATGCTGCAAGAACCGATAACGCGCACAGACTGACGCCTGCAATTCTTGCGGCGTATACTGATACTGAGCTGAATGCGAAGATCAATGCGCTTGTTCGGGTGAACACACTGCCTATCAGTCAGTTCGGTTCTCTCGATAACTCGTCACTGCCGGTGTCCTCGACTGGAATGACACTGCGCCTAACGGCGCAGATTCCCCTGATTCTTTGGGGACGTTATTTCATGATGCCGATGACCAACAAGCTGATCACTGACGATGTACCGTCTGCGGCTAACAAGACGCTGTACGTGTACGCTGAGATCGTAAACAACGCCCCCGTCTACAAGCTTTACGAGACGTTCCAGGCCGATGCCTTCAACAGACTTTATATCGGTACCTGTAACGTCGGGGCGTCTGCGATCACATCGGTGGCGATCACTAAGGTCACCAAGCTCGATAACTTCAGGTTGTCCAGCGTCGGTATTGGTGCAGGTATTCCGTACACCACCGGCCTGCCAACTGCAACTGCTTCCATCCCTGGTGGTTGGAAGTCTTAATGGAGGTAGACTATGGGTGCCTTGACTACCGCCATTGCGCAGATGGCGGCTAAGTTCAACGCGATGAAGGTCGAGGTTCTCGATCTTCTGTCCCGCAAGCCAAAAGCTTCACTGGCTGCTGACAACGCTTTAGCGCTGCAAGATGGAAGTACATCGACAAACATCGTCAATGACGGGAGGGCTGTGGCTAACGCCCACATCACGAACTATCAGAACCCGCACGGCGTAACGCCTGAATCTCTCAGCGGGATGAAGAGTTCTGATGTGGACGCAGCCTTGGCAAACCGTATCCCAGAGGGCGCTTTGCCGATTTCCCGGTACGGTGATCTTGACGGTACGGTGATCAGCGTGACTTCGAGTGGGCTGACTGTATCGTGGCCTGCTCAAGTACATGCGGTGATGATGGGCTACTATCGCCCATTGCCTGCGTTCAACATCACGCTGCAGCCTAACACCTCGTACAACGTGTACGTTCGCTTCAACGGCGCAACCACGAGCTACATGTTCAGCACCGAGGACCTGGCCGAGACCACCACTCGGATGTGGATCGGTCGAGTTGTCACCGGGGCTTCCACCGTGTCGTCCATCACCATCAACCGAGTGTCCCGTATCGATACCTATCGTACGTCGGCTACTCCGATCGGTTCTGCGGTTCCCGTAACTGTGGGTACTCCAAACACCTCCCAGATTCTTGCACCTGGCTGGTTCTAATCGAGGTCATCATGGCTGACACCATTTTCAAATACCCGCTGGACCTCCTCGGCACCAGCGCGACCAACAAGGTCATTGACGAAAGTCACACGATCGGGTCGGTCAAGGGGCGGATCTTCGTCGCCGACTACGGTCCATTCTTCGGGGGCTCGGTCATCCTCAAAGACGGCGTGAGTGGCCGTACGCTTGTTGCGAACACTGACTACACTCTGGTCCACCATTACCGTGAGGCGACTGCGCGCACCGGTCAGGCGATCTACACCGCTGTGCGGATCGTCAATCCGAACGTCAGCACCACCATCCTCATGACCTGCCAGTATGTCGGTGGTGAGTTCTCGTTCTCGACCTATGCGCTCAAGCAAGCCATCGAAGAGCTGATGAACGACGATCGTCCCGTGTATTGGGGCGACCTCATTGGCGTACCTGCCCAATTCGTACCAGCTCCTCACCTGCACAGCGCCTACGACCTCTACGGCATGAAGTACGTCGTGGAAGCACAGGTCGATGTGGCCAACGCGATTCGTGAAGGCGATGCTGCGTCTCGAGCTTTGCTGCTCAAACAGATTCAGGATAAATTCCTGTCGTTCGATTCGTTCGCCAAGCAATTGGCCGACTGCTTCGAATCTGGCGCTGTAGAGCTCCGATCGATCATTTGATAAAGGGACAACTCAACATGTCGAAGTCCTCTAGCACTATCATTGCTGAGACTATCGGTGAAGTCGAAGATTCGATGACCGAATTCAAGGAAGGGCTCGAAGCCGCCTTGAAGAAGAAGGCAGAGAGTGCCGAATATGCTGAGACCGCTGATACGCTAGAGGGCAAGACTCCGGCCGAAGTGGAAGCACTGCTTCTGGCCGAAGTCACCAAGCACACCAGCGCCCTTGGTCAGAACGTCCACGGCCTCAATGCTGGGATGGTCGGCAGTTATAACAAGTCCGAGTATGATGCGAAGTTTGACCTCATGCTCGACACCGACAGCGGTATCCCTCTGGACTTCTACGGTGACCGTGAATTCCTTCCACCATCGGTGACCGGTTCTTTCGAATCCGGCAGTAACACCACGCCGTATAGCAACGTGGCGATGATGATGGAAGATAACGGTACCTTGATGATTCTCCGTCCCGGTACCGATGGCGACAGTGCGGGTGTGTATTACTCGTACCTGCGTAACGCCATGACCGAGACCGACCTCGCCAAGAACCTCGTGATGTCTAACGTCGAGTACCGGCCGGCATACTTCCCAGATGGGATGCGTGCAAAGTGTATCTTGAAAGGTACGCAGGACATCATTACCGGCATCATGAAAGATGCGACCACTGGCGCGCACACCGGTTACTTCATCTCGTTGACCAACAACACGATGGACCAAACCAAGCACACCGGTATCTTCGTCCCGAACGGGAATTTCCTCTCGGTGCGAGGACCTCTCCCTGGTCTGTACCACACCCCGTTCGGTTTCATCAAAGGTAACTACGTCTACATCCTTCACGACATCCATCAAGAGGGTAAGATCGGTTACCGTGTATGGCGTCTGAATAAGAACGAGCTGATTACCGGTAACTTCACCAGCGCCACTCAGATCAAAGGTTGGACCATCAACCGGGGTCAGAACGGCGTTGTGACTCGCGACGATATCGTGATCTACGACGATGTTGTTAGCTCCACCATCAACACCGGCATTCCTTCCACCACAGTCCTGGCCACCAACGGCTCGACCATGGCGACAGCTCTGACTCGCGACAACGGCGAGACAGGCATCATGGGCAGCTGGTACATGCAGTTCTACCCTAGCGACAACATCTTCTCGGTTGCCAGCGCCCAAGCCTACTTCTCGTTTGAGTTCAACGAGAATAAGCAGATCGATGTGTCGAAATACCACAACGATCCGATTCGAATGGACTATTCGTCGGCTGGGTGGGCACTGCAAGCTTCGGCTGCAATGAACCAGAATACCTACAATAGCCACCACCGCCAACAGAACTCGCAGTCTACTGACTCGATCTACGCTAACGTTTATAACCAGTTGTGGTTGTGGACAGTAGTTTCGTACACGGCAGGTACGGGCAGTATGTACCTACACCGATTCCAGTACGATCCTTCGATCGATCCAGTCGCTGTTCTTGCAGGCGACGCTAACTGGACGGAGCACGGGTATGTGTCGCCGGTAGGGCGTTTCGGTAGCGCACTCACGGCTTCGATGAGGGCTGTGTCCAACGTGGGTGATGGTGTTGTTAACTGTCTGAACTTCGGCAGGCTTCCTGAGCCATACGGTGCTACGTCATACTACGTGCGGTGTGCGCTGATCGGCGAACCTACCTTCCAGTACTCGTCGGTAACTGGTAACTTTGCCTGGAAAGGTTTCGGTCCGACTGATCAGCGTTACGACCAGATCGCGCTGAACCAACCTGCAACGAACTGGCACATCCTTCTAAACGAAGGTTCGCCTGGAGCGTCTCGTACCTCTCAGGCAAGGTTCACCAGAGCTCAGCCAACCCTGACCACCAGAGCGGCTGTGGTCAATGCCGACATGTCGGTGTCGGGTTCCGTAACTGTACCGCAGGCAGTCATGGAAACGCTGGAAGCTCAGATCCTGACTAACCTGGCTAGCCGGGGGTACACTCCGTCCACCGATCCGATCGCGGGCAGTTACAGTAAGTACCACTTCGAACTGAACATCCCGCAGATCTACACCGACATGCCTCCGTTCGTAGTCGGTTCGATCATGTCAGGTAACGGCGCCAACCGCGCTATCCACATGTTCATCTATACGGTGACCATCAGCGGTAGCAGGCAGAACGTGACTGGTGCGTCTATCCAGCCGGGCACTGCGTTACTGATCCGTAACGAGGCCACTGTCGGCAGCGCATTGGGTGTACTTGAAGCTCGGGACTGTGGTCAAACGGCGATTCGTCGAGTCAGCGGTGGGTTCATGATCGGCTTTGCCGATAGCGTCTCCTATCACGTCGTAGGTAACGGTGGGCGGGCAATGCTCGCACTTCGTTATTCGGGAGGCACTTGGGCGGTGAACGGAAACGTTTACTGGGACTATTGGAACGGTACCGCTCCAGCTGGTTGGGTTAACCTTCCTAGCCGCGGTCTGTACTACGTCCTCTCGTCTGAGTTCATCTACTCGGAAATCGACTGCGGTACGAAGATGATCGCAACGCTGTTCGCCGATAATTCGATGTCGACGTTAAACGTTAACGAGTTGCGAGCAAGGTCGGTAGACCCGGCTTACGGCTTCGTGATGATGTCGCAACGAGTGGTGAGTGCATGGACGGTCTACTTCGCAGACGAAACTCCAGCGATGTTGGACGGCTACTACAGCCTGGTTCAACCGTTGAACTACGCGCTGAACCCAGCTACTGATGCTAACAAGACGTTCTACGTCTGGTTGGTTCGAAGCGGGGCTGCTCTAACCTACGCTGTGACGACCACTAACCAACCGCCATCGTCACCGTCGCTGTACCTCGGCTACTTCACCACAACCAACACCGGTCTTAACCTCATCGACGTGCGTAAGCGCGTGGCTGTGGATGGGAAGATGTTGTCGCCAGATGCGCGTGGTTCCTCGATCCCGCTCACCTCCGGTACTCCGAACTCCTACGGCCGCCTCAACTGGAAATAACCATGACTGATGCAGAGCTGAGACAATATCTCGTTACCAAGTTCAATCTTTGGAAAGTTGAGATCATCAGGCTGCTGAAGCGGGTAGCTCCGATCGTAAAGCATGCCGACAACACGCTGAAGATCAATGGGTATAGCCTTGCCGACCTCATCGCTATCATCAAGGGTGAGGTAGGTAACCACACGAGTCAGGTGCGTCCCCACGGGGAAACCCTGGCTCAGTTGGGAGGCATGACCACTGCAACATTTGATGCGCAGGCGGTCAACTATTTCCCGAAGGATGCTGTACCGCTGACCAAGATCCCCGCCGGAGCGGGGGTTTTCACCTCAGCCACGATTTACACGCCCAACAACCTTGACATCGTTTATTACGGTCGCAAGCTTCGGGTTCCGTCCGGTAACGTCACGCTTTCCGGTACTGCTCGCCTGTATCTGAAAGTGGTGGTCACTGGTATCGGGCCAGCTGAAGCGGCTGTCTTCGCCATTTCTGCAAATGCTAACGAGGACTCGCGGAATATGGTAGTGGGGTGGCTTGACTACGCAGGTGGTAACTGGACACCTACGTTCATCCGTACGGTGCGTATCGGCGCTGCCGTACTCTCCGCGACTGTCCGTGGTAACGGTATCCCATACTCCTCCGGTAGCCAAGCTGCCGCAGGTTCCATTCCGACCACTTGGTTCCAGTGAGGTAACAGATGGCTGGTCCAATTACAGAAGGTGTCCTGCTGAGGATCCAGAAGTTCAAAGCTTACCAGGCCGAGATCGTAAGGATCCTCACGCAGATCAAACGGGACAGTGCGTTCGAATCGAAAGACGCTGGGCTGTTGGTGCCTGACTGGAACTTTACCAAGCTCCTGAAGAAGGCTCGTGATGCACTGACAGCTCACGTTGCTCGTAGGGACAATCCGCATCAAGAGACGATGGAAAGTATCGGCTCGTATAGCGCGACGGCGGTGAACGCCAAGCTCGCTGCTAAGGTACCGAACTCCGTAGTGCCGATCAGTACCTACGGCATCATCGAGTTCCTTACCGCCGCCCAGATTGCGGCTGCTTGGTCTGGTGCGGGCTGGGTCGTCTCGTGTAACCGTGCAATCAAGATTGTTCTGTCGGGTACGCCGTACACGCTACCGCCATTCAGTCTCGATCTTCGAGGTGTCGAAGCGAACCCTGCGAACTCGACGTTCAACGTTTACGTGCGTGCACGCTTTGGGCAGGTTACCTATCAGGCCCGGATCGACTCGCCTCCTGAGTCTGTATCGGTAATGTTCATTGGTACGGTGACGACTAATGCTAGTGGTATTGCTAGCCTTAACTTCGCACCCGTAACACGGATCGATACCTTCCGTCTCTCGAACACTCCGCTTGGTTCTGTTATCCCGGTTACTGGCGGCACTATCGACGCGCCTGTCAAGCTTCCGGCAACGTGGAACCCGCTTTAAAGGATCGTAACCCATGGCCTATGAAGTTCCACCAACCCCAACCAACGTCCAGACCACCAATCCATACGTGGCTCTCGACCGTGGTCTGTTCCTCTCGCAGAAAACCAACCCGGCAAAGTATGCGCGCATTCACGCTGCTCGCTGGGTAACCGTAGGCCCTGAGGCAGCGGTGGGTGTCCTGGAATATCAGGTCATGGTTTACAACACCAAGCCCACAACCGCTGCTCAATACGCTGCCGGCACCCTGCTGGTAGCTCCTGGCGGCGGTAACTGGTTCGACACCTTCACCAGGGGTCTGGTCACTGATCCGATCCTGGCTGAATACTGGGCGATCGATAGCTTCACTTCGAACTACCTTGCAGCTGATGCGACTCGTCTTAAGGACGACGATAAGGCCGACAAGATCGTTCAAGCGCAGTTGTTCGTATCGACCATGGCGTCGTGGGCAGGTCTCAAAGAGATCAACCTCACTACCGTCTTCAATGCGGTAGCTGGACAACCACTGTCCCGCACCAGCATGAACCTTAGCATCGACTACGAAAAGAATGGCACCTCTGGCCACCTTGACGTAATCGATCTGCCGAGTGGGCGGTTCGATCCAGTGCATGTCGCATTGGACAAACTCCGAAACGTGTAGGTGAAAACATGGCTGGTAATCCCACCGTAACGCAAACCCAACAGTACCTCAACACCCTCGGCTTCAACTGCGGGATCGCTGACGGTATCTGGGGTAAGAACTCTCAAGGAGCCCTCGATCAACTCAAAGCCTCGGCTATCGACGCTTCTCATCCATACGGCGTGAAGAAGCTAGGTTGGGGTAAGAAGCTGAACGATGCTGAGATCGCCAAGGTAGCTCAGGTGGTCTCTAACCTGGGTCTTCCGAAGTCGATGATCATTGATCTCATGGCCTGCATGGCGTGGGAATCTGGTGAGTCGTTCAGTCCGTCGATCCGTAACCCCAAGTCAACTGCCACCGGCCTGATCCAGTTCATGGAAGCCACCGCAGTAGGTCTGGGTACCACCACCGCCAAACTGGCGAAGATGACGGTCATCGAGCAGCTGAACTACGTAGAGCGTTACTTCAAGCCCTACGCCAAGCGCCTGCAGAACCTGGGCGACCTGTACATGGGTATCATCTGGCCGGTCGGTATCGGCAAGCCTGATTCCTACGTCATGTGGAAATCCGGCGACAAGCAGTTCGAGCCGAACAAAGGTCTGGATGTCAACAACGACGGCCAGATCCTGCGTATCGAATGCCTGCACAAGGTCAACAACAAACTTGTGAAGGGCTTCCAGTCGCAGTTCGTCAAAGAACTCTGACAAAAAAAAAGAAAGCATAGAGCAGGTGGGTTTCCCCACCTGCTCCTTATGCCGCTTAGGCTTTCTGGTCGCGTAGACCTTTGTGCCATTCCATCGCAGATTCATGTGTGGTCACATGGAACTCGATCGGCATGAATGGCCAGCGCTCGGTGAACTCGTGGACCAGGTCACTGGCAAACTTCTCCTTATCGCCAATAACCAGCGTGCACGACGTGCCGCGATACTTCGTTTCCAACGACCATACACCGGCTTCGGTAGCCGTTTTCCAGATGCCGCAAATTTCCGGCTGATACTGGAGAGGGTTCTGGTGCACTAGTCGGTACATTCGCAGAGTGTACAGCGGGGTCAGGAACATCTTGGCAAAGATCTTCTGACCTTGTGCGGTCAAGTCACCCAATTTCACGTCAGGGTAAACGTGATTGTAGTAACTGGTTGCAGGTTGTGGGAAAATCACCCTGACCATTTGCTTGGTAGCCAGAGCGATCACGCTGGCCAGTTCGGTGGGGAGGTTGGTCTCGCGGAAAGCGTTAATGCGTTCAGTTTGCGATGTCGCCTGATCGGCGGTCACATGGATGAAGTGACTCCGATCGCTTTCGGATTTGTGTCGATCATGCACGTTCTTCTCATCACTGGTGGCTGCCAGTAGATGGGGTATATCGCTCACTTTATCGATCACAGTCTCCTGACCGAAAACTTCAAAGGTGAGTGGACCAGTCTGCAGGCTGGTGATTGGGTTTCGCATGGTGTAGCTCCTTTTGTTGGCTGCTCGTGTTCTGCCTGGTAGGACTTACGAGGAGTCAGCGCGGTTAGTGCCCGTCGGAATGACGGGCTCCTAATTACTTGTCGAAGAAGTAGAACTGACCATCGGCCAGGTGCTTCAACACCGCAACCACTTCGGCCTGAGCGAATGCGCATTCGAAGTGGAACGAGATGTAGTTGGCCAGGTTGGCGCAAAGATCACCTGGTACTGGGTCAGGAAGTTCATCGACATCGTATTCGTGCTGGAGGTTAATTCTCACCTCCGGCATCGGAACAACTGCCATCTTCTGACACAGCTCCAGCTTGTAGCCGGCCTCGAGCATACTGTCGAGGACGCCTTCAGCTGCGATCTCGGTATCGAGGTCATCGTGGAACAGATCACCAATAGCCATGGTGACCGCGACCTGCAAACGTTGATTGAGCTTCTTGCGCATGGTTAGGCTACCTTGTGCTCGACGACTTCGCCGTCCAGGATTTTGTTGATGAACATCGCTTGATCTTTGATGAAGGAACAGAGGCGCAGCTCACGGTTCGCATTGGTCTGATGGCGAATGTAGCCAGCTACCGTGACCAGGTCATTCGGCGGGAACGACGGTTCGATGAAGTCAACAGAGCCGCTGATGAAGTCTGAGACGCTCGTATAGCGCGTCTGAGCAGCGTTCCACACCAAGGTCTGGTCTTTGTACACATCGCTGTAATCAGCGAACATGTGCGTGCTGGCGAGCCCTGCTGCGAGCAGCATAGCCACGTCCTCATCTAGCATGAGCGCGAATTGACTCATGAGGATCTGGTACTTGTCGTTGTTCGGCACGTAACCGTGACGATACGAATGGACGTAGCGGAACGCATCGCCGAAGCGCTCGAGATACTGATCCATCCCCATCAAGTATTCTTCGCTGTGGATGTGGTTATGCACCCGGATGTTCCGCTCACGCAAAGCGATCGCGTCATTGTGACTGTTGGTCTTTCTCAGACCCTGGATGCCTGCGGCTGCAAACCCCAAGCCAGCTGCGCCGATCACGCCCAACGCGATAGCCTGTTTGATTGAAAGAGCCATGTTGCCTCCGTGTTTTATTGTGAATCGGATCTACGCCGAAGCGATCGTCCGAGTATTTGTTTGCTGATGCCTGCCCAAAGGTCTTCACTATCGGGCGCTGGCACATCTGGGTATTTCGGATAAGTGGCGGCGATATCAATATCGCCATCAAAGTCTTTGTTCAGTCTCGTTTTCGAGAACTGCCCTTCAGATTCACCCCCTTGATCTCCGGAAAGTCCTTCGGGAGCATGAACGATGGGGAAATGAAGAACCGTTGGGCCAAGGTCAGTGATTGTGATAGTGATTTCAAGGAGTCTTCAAGTAAGATGCTAGAATCGTTAGCCAGGGTAGGTGGGGAAACCCACCTACTCGGACTCCAGGGTGGCTTTGCCTTCTTCGCTCACCTTGGCCTTACGTTTACGGTTGCCGGTGCTCGAAAGGTTCTGGCTCCATGAACGCATGATAGTCATGGTGACCTCGTCGTTGAACTTCACGCGATACTTCACGCCGGTAGGGGTCGTGTGGATCACGGTAGCGCCGGGGTGGTTACGATCGAAGACGTAAGAACCGATCATCTCCAGAGAGCCGTCCTGAATCAGGTCGATTTCCAGATGACCGTTGTCGTAACGCTCGATGACTTCACCGACGAAGGACTTGCCCTGGAACGCTACGTCCACGACCGCCAGAGCTTGGTGTACAGGACCCGGAACGTTGAGGATCTTGATACGCTTGTTGAGATCCTTAGCAGCGGTAACGCGCTGTGCTTGACGAACCAGGTACATCAGGATGTCGAAGCTCAGGTGATGAACAGACGCGTAGGCAACCAGGTATTCGGTAAGCTCCTCGTTGATGTCGTTGGAGCGGCAGACGTCCTTCACGATTTCGCTGGTCAGATCACCGTAGTCGATACGGAACATGAAGCGCCCAGGCCGATCGATCATGTATTCGTTGAGCTCCTTGTCTTCGTTGGCAGTGACCACGAACATGACGTTCTTGAGGTCAGAGTCAGAGAAGAGGGTCAGCATCGAATCTTTGGCAGACTTGCCATAGATCTTGCCGTACTCATCGAAGTAGACCATGCACGAGCCGATCAGGCCGATGACCGCTTTGAGCAGACCAGGCGGCAGCTCGTTGTTGATCAGCAGGACAGGCATCTCGAGATCGAGACACTTGTTACCCAGGTGTTCAGCCAGCAGGGATTTGCCAGAACCCTTCAGACCTTTGAGCAACACGCCGGTAGAGCACTGACGTTCTTCAAAGGCTTCCATGATTGCCGACAGGTTATCCTGGTGATCACCGTAGATCTTGCTCGGCAGGCTGAAGCGCTTACGGTCACGGACGAGATCCAGGCCATCTTCAGTGAGGTTGATGCGATAGACAGCTGGTGGAATCTTTTCCACCCGGCCGACTTCTGGAACGTTACGAGCCGATACGTGAGAACCGTGATCGAAGAATTGCAGACCCATCTTAATTTCCTTACTTAATGGTTGATGTTGCGGTTAGGATTCAAGCTTGTAATGTATCACTGAAAATGTTTTTACAGCATAAGCGCCCCTCCCCACCTCTAGTAAAGAGCACTAGAGATGTTCGTTCGTTCCACTCACTCACTTGTCTAATCGTCGACTTCATTCCTTCGATCCAAGATCTCAGTCATTACGTCTCCTCTAGAATAAGGATGGGAGCTTTTAATGCAAAAGATCAAGAGCTTATCTAACTTTTTACATGCAGCATAAAGTGAGAGTCAGGTGGATGGGTCTTACGACCCATCCACCCTCCTCTAGTTACTTACAGACCTGGGAACGTCGGATCGTCGGCGGCGTCACCGCCTTCGTTACCTTCGGTACCACCAGTTTCGTCAGCAGGCTTAGGTTCTTCAACCTCTTCCTCTTCAGGCTCAACTGGCTGTTCAGTTTCTTCTACCGGAGGAGTTTCTTCCTCATTGGCGAGTTCCTCGTTGCCGAGTTCGTCTTCGGTATTCTCCTGATCACCCATGTCTGGGACAGGAGCTTCTGCATCGAAGTCAGGTTCAGCTTCCTCTTCAGGCTGACCAATTTCGTTCAGAGCATCCTTTGTCATCTGATCGGCTTTCAGAGCACGTTCCTGACGCTTACGGTTCTTGTAAGCATCCTGCGCCACGATTTCCATGTAGTCAGACAGACCTGCCAGAAGCGCGCTTACGTGAGTCTTCATCTCTTCGTTCAGATTCATCAGAGGACTTCCATCCTCAGTGTTGACGAAGATATCCAGATCACGGAACAGACCACGCTCTCGCATCCAACGACGCAGCTCATGACCCTTGAGGGACGCGATTACGGTTGGGATGGATTCGCGGATGGTGTCGTTCATGTAACCGTGGAAGTACTCTTCCTGCACGTAAGCCGGCAAGATGGTATCGAGCACGTCGGAGTAGTTCTTGTACATCTCGATCTGCTTGGTCATGTTATCCGACTCAGGAGCCGGCAGCTTCACAGTCAAGGTATTCAGGAACTCTTCGAGGAACGCTTCCGGATCTTCCTTGAATTCATCAGGCAGATCTTTGGTGTTGTTCTCGATGATCTCCATCAGCTGTTCGACCAAAGGACCGCTGTTGTACGTGAAGATACGCACGTAGTCAGTGATCATCGGGTTGGCCAGGTTCTGGAGCACCATGACGCGCTTGAGGAGCATCAGGCTGTTGCGCACGATGGTAGTCGCGAACTCAGGCTGGTTAGCGCCGTCGATCATCTCAGGCGTCAGGCTGAAGACACGCACCAAGTCAGAACGCAGACTTTCCAGCAGATCGGTATCCACGGGGTTGTACGAACTTTCCCGTGGCGTGATAGAGGTCTTCACCTCAGGATAACGAGGGTTACCCGACACGTTCACCGATAGCGCAGACATCTGCAGCTGTTCAGCCAAGCCCTGAATGCTGACGATACCAGTAGGGAACTGGTGATACGCCAGAGCCATCGCTTCGTTAGCCAGGAAGCTCACTGTACCGACAGGATCGCCATCGTCCTCAGGGAGTTCGATGTTGATGTCCTTACCAGGAATGGCGTTCTTGGTAGCGCCGATGATGGAAGCTACGAGCAGGTTGGCGCGCATTGCTGCGAGCGACTTGGCATCTTCCAGGATGGATTTACCAATACCGTACTCGTTATAGTCGAAGGCCATGTAGACCATCAGCTCAGCAGGCACGTAAAGCATGGTGGTCTGCTGGTTCTTCATCGAACGCGAGAAGAGCAGGCGGTCAACGTGCTCGCTCTTGCTGATCTCCACATCGCCGCCTTGCAGGCCGGTCTTGATGCGGGCAATGATGTCGTGGTCGATGAACTCACCGTGCAGCTGGACCAGACGATCGATCAACTGGTTCGACGCATTTTGAATGCCGCCGTTCAGCGTTTCGTTCGCCATGTTCAGCAGTTCACCAGACACCTGGCTAGCCGAACCTACCTGACTATCGCCACCCACTGTCCCACGACGAATATCTTCGTAGAAATTCAAGCGACGGCTAAATGATAGCGGGAATCCATTTGCGTCGAGGATGATAATGTAGCCGATGTGGTTCGTCTCATCGCCTGGCACGCAGACCGGCATTACGGCCTCGATCGGGAGATGGTAAACCAGCGGATGACCTACGGTATCAGCGCCTGCTTGCTTGAGGGTCGGTACGACTTCCAGGCGGCTGCGTTTGACGCCCTGAGGAGCTCTGAAGAAACGGGAATAGATGTTGGAGGTATCGACCTCACCTTTCTTCCCGCCAGACTTCTTGTCGAGGACCGTATCGCCCTTGTCAGCCATCTCCTGACGTTCACGCGTTTGACGCTGCTTACGCCGAGACTCAAGCGAAGATTCGCCGTAGGCTGCACGCATCAGACGGGCACGCTTCTGTTCCTGCACCGCAGGCATACGCAGCGCAGCCAGGTTGTCAGTAACCTTGAACGGCAGAGTGACGGACTTCTGACCCTTCGACGCTTTGATGGTATGATAGTCCGCCATCTTGTCGCGGGTAATCGCCCTTCTGGAGGACTCCAGGCTGGCGTATGCGCCGTTTTTGGCAGTGGGGATGCGCAGGCCCAAGACACCCTTAGGTTTGAACCAATCGCCTTCCCATTCGCCACCGTAGCTCGCCACCGATTCCATCGAAGCATTGGAGTCAGTACCATTGATCATACGGTCGATGGACGCTTCAGGCAAGATCATGATAGCGTGTGCGCCGGACCAGACGAGCGCGTTGTCAATCCAATCGGGCACCTTCTTGTCGAGGTTCTGTTCTTCGACGTGGAACTTATACAGACCATCGACGAGCTGTGAGGTAAGCGCCGTGTCCGGCCCCGGCATGCCGTTGGCCATCACAAGCGACGTCGAAGAGAGGTCACCAGGCGCGACGACCGCACTGACCAGGATGTCCTTGGCAAGCTTAAGGTCTGGCTGAATCTGGAAGATGTTGCGGATGTCAGTGGCGTCACGCAGAGTGCGACGTACCACACTGGCAATCGCAGTCATGTCGACGTTTTTCAGCTTACCATTACTGGGATCCGTTCTGTCGGTCACCAGTCGTCCAAGCAGGCGTTCGTCAGCCTCACTCAGATTCCTGAACTGCGCAATCTTTTGCTGTGCGCGGTCATCGTTATCCATCTACTCCTCTCCTTAAAGATCGGGGTCAAGTCATGAATGCCTACTACAGGCTTTACATCAAAGCGGTTCTAAAGCTTGCTGCGACACTCGTGATCAAGAGTAGCTACACAGCGCGGGCAATGAACGACTATCTAAAGTCGCTCGGCTACACCGTCGATCCTGACGACCCCTACAGCTGGAAGTACTACTTAAACCTCGCCGGGGAATATCACGAAAGCAACACAATGATGAAGGTCACCTCTCTGGATACCCAGGAGGAGATTGAATTCACCAAAGCTAACTTGCGCCTTCACCGGGCAACGGCAAAGGAATACACGTACGGCAATCGGTACTATCGCGACCTGGTCGCGGCGAATCCAGATCAACAGTTGTTGATTAACGGGATCATCAACCCTGTCGATATCGAAATTTCGATATCAGCGAGTGACCATAATATCCTGTCCTACGACAGCAAGCTTGTGGAGCCCGCAGAACAGCAGCTGATCCCTGATCTGCAATGGTACATTACCAAGTATTTCGAACGTTACGACAACTCGGATTACGCGCTGTTTGAGCCGTATTACTACCCAGGTCTGCTCGGCGTCCTATATAGCAAACTGCCGACCGTCATCCTGATGAGTCGTAAGCGTGCGTGTAAGACCGATCGGGCCCACAGCTACCACATCCGTCAGTACCTGAACAGCTTCCATGCTGAGGTGGGTGCTGAGTTCGATTTCATGAGCCAGAAGCAGAAGTTGGCTCTGTATCGGAACATCCTCTACCTCAACAGGAACATCGGACGCAAAGAGACGTTCGAATGGTTGACGCAGCGGATCTTGACGGATCGTGGTTTCTCTCTGGCGACGTACGACTTCGTACACTCCACGGAGAACATGCCGAAGAACCTCGTCCCTGACATCATCATGGACCGCTACCCGCTGAACGGCATTGCGCCTGCGTCAGGTAGCGACCGTAAGTCGGTGGGTGAGCTTCTGGATCTAGAGCTGCCGCTTGCTCGTGACAACATGGTTGCTCGAGACGATACCGAGATCGAAGCCACTGCTATCATGCAGAAGTCCCTCTGGGGCAAGCTTCCGACCAAGGTGCTCGAGTCCAACGTCATCGACCGCAGCGATGCTGAGCCGTTCACGCTGACCGAAGTATTGCTCAACCACTGGATCTACCTGTCGCACTACGACCGGTTCAAGTCCGTGGTCCCGATCGTCAACCCTGCTAACGGCGACATCTTCAGGTTGTCGGTGAAGAACGCCTTCATCTTCTATCTGTACGCCTATAACAAGGCGAACGATGTAACCATGACCAAGGTCCCGGTCATTGCAGCGAAACGCGTACGACGCATCCCAATGCCTACCAAGGCTGAGTTGCGTAACTTAGCTCCGCGCAGCCTCGTCCCTGATTACTACATCGACTACATTCTGGACACCCAGGTGGAAATCGGCACGTACATCAGTATCGAAGCGTTCCGCGAGATGTGCGTGCGTGTACAAAAGGTCATGATCGGCCACCGTGCCATGCGTCACTATAATGGTGACTACAAGGCAGAAGGTGCGCTGCACACGATCATCGATCGCTGCTACATGGATATCCGGATCGACCTGGCTGATCAGATGGATTACGAGGTGTGGTTGAAGGACGTCGGCATCGACACTTCTTCCATGGGTCGTTTGGAATACGGCTTGATGGCGGCAGCTATCCTGAAGTCAGCCACTGGCGCTGACCTCGGTGACACTACCACCATGCGTCAAGTCCACGCCTCCATGCTCAGGATCATGAGAGCGCTGTCATCCTACTCCGTGCAGTACATCGCACAGATCAACGACAGTCCAATCAAGATCATCGACGGTAAGTTCCCGAAGCTCTCGATTCCTAAAGAGCATACGACGACTCACCTCGATATCGAGCTGGACATCCCGACCGTCCTCGAACAGTCTGCGTACGAGAAAGAGACGATCGACATCCCTGTCCCGCCTACGTACGTAAGCGTCACTGCCAAAGCGCAGAACGCCACCATGCGTGTGCCTACGGACATCTGGACTCGGATCATCGGAGTGGGCGATCACCATGCGCCTATTCCATTGCAGACTCCGGCCATCAGCCTAAGGCAGCCAGCGGTAACCGACTTGAGTGAATTCACTCAGAGCGGCATTGCCGGTTATCTACCAATCCCTGAGCGCGCCCTTACCGATCTCATCACTGCCGCCCGTCTCGACGGTTACGACAAGATGACAGATGCTAGACGTAAGGCGTTCCTCGGCATTTGAGGATGCGTAATGATCGCACCAGAATCGCTCCTCAGGATGCATCCGCTGGATGCCTTGAGGGCACAAATCGGGGAGCGCCTCAAGGCTCCCCTGCAAGCTAGCTACCTGAAGATCGATCCACCTAAAACGGTGAGTGGCGTCAAGACTTCCGTCCAAGTGTCCATCGACAAGAGTAAGGCTCCGATAGACCTGTGGGATCGAGTGGGCACGTTCCACTTCGAGTACGACAGGATTGATCTCACCGCCTTTACCTCCGGTCTGAACAAGACTGTCAGGTCGTCTCTACCGGTAACTCCCCAGGCGTTGCTTAGCAAGCTCTTCTATCTTTACGGGATTCCGATCATTGATAGTGACCTCGTTGATGCACGGTACACCACGCTTGGGTCAGCAGATGTAATCGCCGCTGATGAATCCTACCGTTGGGTGGGTGACACTCAGCTGACGATCGCCATGCTGGGCATTGAAATCCTTGGCCTGATCATGGTCAATACCTTCACGTTCTCGTTCACCGCCGATTGGCGTTCAGCAGATGTGAAGAACCGGATCACCACTCACCTAAACCTTGGCAACTCTGCTTCGCTACCGACGGCTGTGGTGGCTTCGATGTTCACGCTGGGTACGCCAGTAGTGAATGGTCCGGAAAGCGCTGGTAACAACACCAAGATCAAGCTTACCTTCAATGGCAGTCCGTACGAAGGTTCTGTGGACGTCGTCTACGGTCGTCGCTCCTTCCCGGACACGTTCCGCTGGCCTGTGAAGATTACCAATCCGGTGATCGACACCTCGGCCTTGGCCCCAACGCTTTCGACGAAACTCGGTTGCCTGATCACGTCCGGTGATTTGAAGGCAGAACCTATCCCGGCAGTTTCGGTAGGACAGAAGGTTTCGTTCCCTGTCCACTTCAAAGAGACGTCTCTGGCATACGTGGGTTCGATCCTCATCGAATACACCCGGACGGCTTAAGTCATAGATGGAAACCACCATGTCTGAAACGCTACGGTTATTGAAGTTCGATCCGGCCGTGGCATTGCTGATCATGGCCAACAATCAACTCAACACTAACCTGATGCCTCAGTACGCTGAGGTTAGTGCGCCCACTGCGCTTGACGAGCTTCTAACCAGCGTGGTGATCACCACGCATCCGTCTAATGACGATGGGATCTATCGCCGCCATACTGGCAGCATTACCTATCGTTATAATCGGATCCATGTGGCCGACATCTTCGGTACCATGCGGTTGGATCTGACGCCCCCGACTACGGTCGGCGGTGTGATGAAAAACCTCGCGAACGCTTCTGGTCTCGTTATCACCGATGATGACTTTGAGAACGGGTTGGTCACCGACAACTCATTCATACTGAAGGCTAAGCCTCAGTCACTGCGATGGGTTGGCGAGACGACAGTGATGCTGAACGACCCAGGTGAGGCAATCCAGCTTTCTGAAGCATTCCCAATCAACATTCTTGACGGCTTGTATCCACCAGTGTTTTCGTGAGATATGGGTGAAGGGGCCATGAGATGGTATCGTACAGCGATCCAAGACTATCTCGTTTCAAGAAGAAGTCGAAAGACCTCTTGATCGATTATATCAACTTCAAGAACAACCGAGGTTTCCGGCCTGACCAGATCCTCTTCGGTGTTCCTGAGATGGTAGATGAGAACACCGGCTTGACGCACGTCGAGCTCCAGTTCAAAGAAGAGCTGGGCTGGAGTCGGGACAAGGCTATCCTTGCCTACAAGCGTCTGGACATCAACCAGCTGATGGGCAATAAGCCAATCGTCCTACATGTGGCTGAAGAGACCGATGAAGCCATCTACGCGGCTCTCTTAGAGCAGTACGGCTGGTTGCTTGAGCCTGAGCTGGCTGACCTTGAAATCTCCTCTAGGGGCTTCGAGAGCGCTGCTAGCAACACCAACCTTGGTGGGTTCGAAGTAGAAGACAACAGCGAAGGGGAAGAGGTGATAGTGCCGCCTTACTTGGAGAACAGGAATTACATCCTGACCTTCAAGCCTGAGAACCTGATGTACTACGGTGAGGTGAAGATCTTCACTCGCAAGAGCATCGAACTGCTTGGAACCACTATCGACTCACTCCTCGATCTGCGTGAGTTCTACGCAGACGGTAACTACGATCGTCCATTCGTTGACTTGTTCGGCGACGCTGGTGCGTTCTACGTGACCGATGAGAAGACTGGCGATAAGACTCGCCGGGCATGGGAAAGCATGCTTTACGAACTGACCGTTGAACAAACCATCGACGTAGGGAGCGGCTTCCCTAAATTGATGCAGCTACTCACCGGCGATGAGTGGGTGATCTCTTCCGAGAAGGTTCCGTTTAACCTGAATGACGTAAAGGTCGTTTACAACGGCTTCGTCAGCAAGGACTACAGCGTACCCGATCCTGCTTACAACTATGTTGTAGCGCTCGAGCTGGGTCCTCTGTGTGAAAACCTGCAAGGTATCTTCAAGATCGGCTATCGCTTTAGCGACTCGAGGACCCCAGGTAATCTCCCGTACGACCGTGCGTCCGTTCATCCACTCTTCACTCGTTAAGGTACATCCATGAATACGGTACAATCTACCGCCTACGGCCTCGAAGTAATGTTGCGCATGCTGTTCGGCCACCCGCCGGCCATGGATGCAAAGTCAACCATGAACGAGCGCCTCGACATCCTCGGCAACGCCCGCCCCACTGCTACTGAAAAGATGCAGATGGGTATCCTCGTAGCCGGTAACAAAGGTCACGAAGTCACCATCGGTAACGGCGGTATCGGCCTGACGTCGATTCTGGACCACATGGCTACCAACGCCTCGGTCTACAACCCAATGCCGTTCTGCATGCGTACCGTGGATGAAGACATCCCACTAGCCCAACGTGCCAAGTACGCGCTGCGCAAAGAAGTCACCGTCGGCGGTATCAACTACTACGCCTACTTCGGCCTGCGCCTGGCCATCGGCACCGATGATGTCCACATCGTCAAGAAGAAGATCACTACCGAGGGCGATACTGTCATCGAAGAACCGTGGGCGCCTTCGACTTCGGACCTGTACCCAGATCCGATCCTGCTCCCGCAAACAGGCGCGGTTACCACCACTGATGTGAAGATCCAGGTCTCCGCAATCACCACGGTGAAGCTCAACGCCAACGACATCGAAGAGTACATCAACGTCGCCAAGATCATGTACGGCGGCGATGAGCGTTACGCGGTGCTCTCCGAGTTCGCGCTGTGCACCGGTGCTGACCGCACCGTCACCGTACAGTCGACCGCTGGTAACATCAACTTCGTTGAATCCATCGGCACCCAAGCGTTTGCGTACGCCGCAGACCACAAGGCTGTTTACTACAACTCGCAAGAACTGACGCTGGACTTCGATGTCGGCGCGCAAATCCCACTCCTGGGCACTGCGTCTATCCCGACTCTCGAGACTATCGGCACCCTCGCCGCTAATCCGAACGAAGTCACGCCGTAAGCTTGCCTGATATAAGGAGAGCGGTGTAACCTAATAGTTGCACCGCGACGCCGTTATGATTACAATCAGCAGCAACGGTTGGACGTACCGGATTGTCGGTATCGACAACGGAACTAACACCGTGGGATTCGTGGTCATCGACCATAACCTGCGGACGGGCATCTCCACCGTCGTATTCGCAGAAACCATCACTGCTGATCGTTCCGCTTACCTCCGGTTTCCGGGTATCTCTGCTCACCGCAGTAAGTTGCATGCACGCTTGGCTACCATCAAGCCGTGGATCGCAGACCTGATGGAAGAGCACGACCCGGACATCGTTGGGTGTGAATCTCCGTTCGCCCACCTTGGCATCAATACTTACGCAACTCTGCTTAAGTCCATGGATGCTATCGAGGACGAGGTCTACGATTACAGGTCTACCACTGACTTTGTAAAGATCCCACCGGGGAAAGCCAAGAAGGCCGTGTGTCCTCCTGGCGATTATAAGAACGATAAGGAATCCATCCGCCAATTCATCTTGAAGGATGAACGAATAGTCGCTGGTTCGGGCATTGTACTCGACCGGTTAGACGAGCACTGCATTGATGGGATTGCAGTGGCTAGATGTTTGGCGCTTGATGCTGCCCGCGCGTTCGCTTAGAGCAAGGAGTCAGGGCTAATAACATGGAGTGTAATGGCTCCATGATATCACAACACAACATCATCTGGGGGTTCTTATGAACGTGAAGGATGCTATCGATCTGATGGCTAGGAACCCGGCGGTGGGCTTTCCTTGGGAACCGACCTTGGTCAATCTGGTCAACGGTTTTCTTCCCTCAGGTTGCCAGTTGGACCCACACACCGCAGAGGCTCTGGAAATCCAGAACGCTATCGATAGCTTGGATGCCTCGATCCAGGAGATGGTCCTCACCTCAAGTATAGGCGCGGCCAATGTAGCTGCGTCGGTGCCAACACCGTCGATCCCTGCTCCAAAGCAATCTAAAGCGGATCTGCAGAAGTGGGCTGGTTTCCTCGTCTGCATCTTTGCCTTGTCGATCGCCGCGAAAATTGGCGATGGTGCCATTGTGCTCGAGATCATTAAGGTCTTCGCGCCATTGTTGGGTGTTGATCTCCCTTCTGGGCAGTAAACAGCATAGAGCCCCGGGATGACTCCCGGGGTTTTATGCCGCTCAGCCGCGGTGACCAATGGTCCCGACGTTGAAGATACGACGTACACATTCCTTACCGACGCGATGCGTGGCCATCGAAGTTTTCCGCAGGCGCTCGATATACACCGACCAGAGGGCCATTAATTCACGCTCGGCACGAGGGTAAGTAACGCTAGACACTTCACCGCTATTCGCCGCTCGAATAGCCAGACTCAACTTAGACGCATAGGCCATGATCAGTCCTCCACATGGACGTTAGTCGAACGGAAGTACTTCTCGTACAGCTCACCAACCTTTTCGTTGATGCCGTTCGTATTGGCTTCTTTGGCCGCTGGCGTGACGATGAGGATTTCGTCATACTTGAACGGAATATCACCCGCTTCGAGCACAGTTCCTTGAGGAAGCTCAGCATCCACCTTAACCCACGGTACCAACTCACCACGCTTGTTGTAGAAGACGTCCAGTTCGAACTTGAAGCGGATATCTTTATCTTCCAGCGTGGAGTCGACGAAGTAACGTGTCTTGATCAGCCCCTGGTCAGCGAGCAGTTTGAACTGGTTGAAACGAGTGACCGTAGTCAGCAGGTTATCTTCCAGCTTACCTTCCGCACCTTGGCTGGTCTTACAGGTTTCTTCGTACGAGGTGTTACCGTCAACAGTATCGGTCCTACGAACGCGTATGTTGCCGCTGGAAGCGTTTTTGTCAGTCTTGGGGATGTAGATACCCCATTGCTCCTGACCCTCGTGTCCGGTCGCCTTTGCCTTGATCTCGTCGATGTCGTAACCGAGCAGATAGACTTCGTTCTCGTATTCGATGCCGGAGGATTCAAAACTTTCCTCACTCTCACCGTCAACGAATGCCAGTTTTTCAATAAGAGACATGTCCACCTCGAAAAATAGACAAAAAAAATACGCCGCCATGACAGGCGACGACCGTGAGCACTGCTGAGGTGCCCACGGATTCGTCCTACAGTATTAGTCAGAGGTTTATGGAAGGGTTGTCGACGTCCTAGCTGATGAGGCAGGACGTCTGGAGGTTACAACTGTGCCATTGCCAGAATGAACGCCTCTTTGCGGGCGGCAAACGGCAGCACTTCTACCAGACGGTTGTCAGACGTCGACAACAGCAGCCGGCCTTTCTGAGGAGCTGGCAAGACCTCGTCCAGGCGGCTGTACAGTTTCCGGATCTCGAGGAACAGCGCGTTGTTCGCCGATGGCTCGATCACCAGACCTTCTTTGGATTCCAGCAGTTGCAGACCCAGGCCGATGTCGTCCAGGGTGTGGTCTACCGAAATGATTGCAGCGAAGTCGATGAAGACTGCTGCGTTGACGTTGGTTGCTTCGCCAATCAGGTCGCCAGCCAGCGCGGCCAGATCTTCTTTGACGATGTGACAGCAGGCGATGTCGGAAACGAAGTGCATGCGCTTGGCGAATGCAGCTGCTTCTTCAGCGCCACGACGATCACGGAACGCCGCCAGCAACTTGCCGTAGCTGGTCGCGAAGTTCAGCTTGGCGATGTCGAACTGGAACTGGTAGGTGGAAGCACGAATGGTGTTGACCGAGAACCGGCGGTTCAGGTTTTCCCACAGCGGCTTCTCGAACTCCGGCTTGAGCTTCATCAACAGATCAGAAGCTTCGGTCAGAGTGGCCGCAGCATGCACCTGGTTGATCAGATCCAGCTGGCTCTCGTCACGCAGCAGCACCGGCGTACGCAGGATGTGCAGGTCGATACGAGGCTGACCTTCGTCGCTTACCATCTTCACTTGGCTTTCGAACACGGCGCCCTGGATGCTGTCGATGGTATCGGCTTTACCCAGGGTCATTTGTTCTTCAGGGATTTCGCGCAGGATCTCGGCCAGGCGCACAGTCTTGCTACGTTGTTCGATACGGCTGTTGGTTACGCCGTCTTCACGGTTGGCCAGGCTGATACCTGCGGACAGGGTACGTGGCTTGGCATCGGGTTCACGGGTTTCTTCACGCAGGCTGTGGGCCATGTGGCGGTTGTCGTCGTTCACTTCTACGAGCTCCTCGCGGACTTCGCCGCGTTCATTCATGACGTAATACTTGATGTGGGTATTGACGTCATAGACCGTTGGGATGGTGGAAAGGATGTCTTCGCCATTACCAGTCAGCTTCCACTTGGTAACGCTGGCAGCTTGGTAATGGTACTCGCCTACCCAGTAATCGTCGTACGGGTTGGCTTTAGTGTAGTCAGGACCCTGGATGACAAAGCCTGGATCCTCACGGCGCGGGGCCTGTTCGGTGTGGTGATATTCAGGACGCTCTTCACGAGCTGTACGTTCTTCACGTTCAGGCTCGCGACGATCATCATCCTCACGACGATCGTCGTCATTGTGGCCGGTATCGGCTAACCAATGAGCACTGTCGTCGGAACCGCGATCGCGGCCTCGCGATCCGCCAGACCGTCGATCATCTCGGCGACTATCACGAGAATCACGACGATCATCACGATCACGACCGCGGCCACGATAGTCCCGATCATCATTCTCGCGTGAGCGTTCGCGGCGAGACCCTTCCACCATTTCTTGAGCATCGGCACGGGCGTCCTTCATCTCGTTGTAAATGGCGTCACTCAGATCCCGTGATACACGACTATCGCTAAGCACCAGCTCAGCGAAATGACCATCGACGACGATCTCAACCGTCTTGTCGATGATATCGGCTTCACTATCACCGCGATCGCCGTACTTACGATCAACACGATCGTAGGCTCCGACGATGCCATCTACCAGTTCATTGAAGTTTCGGTTTTCCCAACGACGATCGCTGAGTTGGTCTGCGTAGCTACGACGCAGATCCAACATCAAGTCGTCGCGGATATCCCGGGATTTCGCCTGTGCGTTGATGTAGCGAATCGCTGCATCAGCACAATCGTCCCAGAAACGATCTCCACTCATTTAATACACACTCCTGTATTGCGCGGGATTTGTTAATTACGGCGAACAGCATCATCGATGTGATCGATGACCGGCCTCATGTGTTCTTTGCGACAGATGGTATTCTTTCCGTCGAGCAACGTCGTCGGGTTGATCGTTGCACAAGCCAACGGATAGTTCTTCGGCAAGATGCCGTAGTTACCACATTCAGCACGAGATGCATGCATTCGCGACAGAGGATCGTTCACGTTGATGTTGGTCGGCTTCTTACCCCCAGAGGTTTGAGCCTGCATCACCAGACGGGAAGTGATCTTGAAGAACATGTTGTCTCCGGGCGTAGAGACAGACGACATGAAGGCCTTCTGACTGGTCTTCCTGAGGTTGAAGATGATGGTTGGCATGAACCACTTACCCAGGATCTTGTTGTAATCCTCGGCGGTGTGCTTACGTTTCTTGTTGTTCGTGATTTCAAACAGGCAGCGGAAAATCTGCTCGGTGATATCACGCAAGACGTACTGGGAAGTTACAAGCCGTTTCCCGTACATGCTACCGATGTCTTCTTCCTTATCCCGGATCAGCCCTTCGATGTTTTGCAGGATGTAGTTGAACAGCTCGTAGATGGTGTCGATCTTAAGATCTTCCTCCTCGAGCAACATCCGGCGTACTTCGATATCGACGTAATAGTCGAGGCTGGTCAAGTGGGACTCAACGTTCTCCACCAGTTTACCGGTACCGAGCTGGTCACCGAAGAGCACATAACCCATCCAGATCTTCCAACGCTCATCTCCCATCAACTCGTCGATATCCGTTACCTCAGGGAACAGATCGACAGTGTAGAAGAACGCACGAGCGTAGGACATCGTCAGAGGGTTGGTGCGATCTTTAGGGATCAACATCGCCATCGGAGATTTGATGGTGCTATACAGCACTTTCTGCTTGAGGGCAGACGGCCTGACATGAGACGAGGTAACGACCGTGAACTTGTCAAGATCGTAACCCTGCTCCTGTACCTGCCTGATGATCTCCGCCTGAATTTTGTCAGGTTCACGAAGCTCATCAGGAACGAAGACCTTGGTGAGCTGCACCTCGGTTCGAGCAAACCGGCGGAACGTTTCAGCCATTCCGTACCGACAGAACAGATAGTGAGGCAAAGTACTAACTGCCTTACCAAGCGATAATGTATCACTCTGCCCAGTTCGGTTATTAGCGCCGCCGCTATTGTGCAACCAAGACCACGCCACGTAATCCGAAACATCCTCCCCATTGACTCGGATCGTGTGGATGATTTGTTTGAATGTTACCGGAGCGCGGGACATCCGGATGAACACGTAATCAGGCCCAATACTCAGACCTGGATCCATCAACACTGTACCAATCCCGAACTGCTTACCTGCGATCATCGTCAGGGAACCCCGACGGGCATAAGGCAGGAAGAAGTACCGTGGGATGAGCTTGGTCTCATCACACAGGAATTGGTATTTGACCAGGTACACGTCGGTCGTGGCCAGATCGATAGACGGCTGACCACGATCCGAACGGGACATCGAGGATGCCATTACAGCGATCGCTTCTTGCGGACTACAGATTTCCGAATGCGAGAACGAGAAGTTATCCGGGAATCCCGGCTCCGCGCACGCAATGTACTGATCGATTTCCTCCTTAGCTCTCCGGAGGTCCTTGAATGCCAGACCGTCCAGGATATCCTGGTTGAAGACTGGCATGTCCTCCTGGCACTCATCGAACAATTGATAGTCAGGCATCCCCTACACCTATATCTGTCTAAGCTGGCTTTAGTTTTAGCAACGTCGTAGCGAAAGCGAAGATCGACGAAACGATACCCGTCGTCAGCTTTATCCAATCGCCGAAGTTGCGAGTACTCTCCTTTACATCTTCTTCGTTTGCGCGATAGCGCTGCCGCTCTTCCCTTTCACGACTTTGTTGTTGCTCGTACTGCATTTTCTCACGCCAATTCTCATGCTCCCAATCGGCGCGCTCTTTGGTACGTTCATAAGCTTTGCTGGTGAGTTCTTCTTTACGCATTTCTGCCTGACTAACCCCAGCTCTTGCCTGCTCGATTGTCTCAAACAAACAATACTTCTTATCTGCCTCTTCGAAGGACAGATGCTCATGTTCGATCGAATGACCAAATCCACCCATGTTCTTAACGACGGCTGTCCGCCTTCGTGTGACATGGATCCCGTCTAACATGTCCGGATCACGTTCGATAGGAATGTGATAAACCTCACTACCCACCATCATGAACCGATCGTGCCTGTTGCGCAGCTGCCCGTTGTCGATTGCGCGAATGGACATAACGAAAGTCTCATTCCCCAACGCTGGCAACTCTTGCGCCAAGCTAGCCTTTGCACGGCTGTTCTTACTAAATGGATGTTCCGCGAATTTCTGCTGCTCCCCAGCAAAGCAGATCGTCACATCCAGATCCTCAACATAAACAGAACCACCAGCTGCCAGAATATCCGACATATGGAATTCCATCTGCAACGTCAGGGAATAGACCAGACCTTGGAAAGGACTGGAATCTTTCGCCCGATAGAATGCGTTGATGATCGCTTGCGTTGTCTCGTCCGGAACCGTGTGTCGATCCTGAAGGTCGATGTAGGTAGCCATGAAGGCTTCCTCAGTCATCCTCCAGACGATGAACACATCCACGTACTCGAGCCTGCGATTCTTCAGATCCGGCTTCAGGATGGAGTTAACGCCAAGCCTAGACTTGATGCGAACTTCGCGAGACGTATTGTTCACCCAGCGGTACGTAACCTCTGAATGTTCAAGACCTGCCTCGACTCCTTCCTGGTGAGTACAGCGAACTTGGTAGTTCCTAAACACTGGTGTTCGAAGACCACCACTATTCATAACGATAAATCCCCTGAGTTAAAAATTACAACGCTCCATTCTTGCTTTACCCTGCCTCATCATCTTGATAATGTATCACTGTAATCGCTTTATCCATAAAACAGCATAATGC